CTCATATTCAATTCTAGGCCCCTTCCCGAACCTGTTACCAGGTGGTAGCGGTCGAAACATGCCCTGGCATAGATTGTGCTCTAGCATCGGGCTCTAGCATCGGCCTCTAGCATCGATCGGCCTAGCATCGGCCTCTAGCATCGGGCTCTAGCATCGGCCTCTAGCATCGGCCTCTAGCATCGGGCTCTAGCATCGGGCTCTAGCATCGGCCTCTAGCATCGGGCTCTAGCATCGATCGGCCTAGCATCGGGCTCTAGCATCGGCCTCTAGTTTCTCCTAGTCTTTTCTGTACCCTCTCAATTTTGAGAGGATACAAAAAAGACTAGGGGGAAATTCCCCCTAGTCTTTCCTCTGCTATGTAGTCTTTAACGAGGTTACAGGAATAACGAAAGGCGAAGACTTTTTCTTCGCCTTGCCTTTTGCTTTGAGCCCTACAATAGCCCCTCGCTTATCTAAGAATCGCAAGTCTGTAACATCCCCATTGATTACAGGGTAGCCCCAAAATTCTGCCGGAAACTTATCAGTTTCAAAAACTACTGCTACGTTAACACCTAAGCGAAGAGCTTCTCTTGCTTCGCTTTCGTTCTCTCCTGAAAAAGAGAATGTTAGGTGATAATTCTTAGGCAATTTTCCTTCAGCGTATCGCCTAACCCTATCAATGCTTTTTGTATAATCATACATTGCAATTGAGGGGAAAGAATCTGCTAGTGTAGTCAATTCATCTAGGTCGCTTGTACCATTAGGACGAAACGCGAGTTTCTTTCCTTTTTTGTGGGCGCGTTTCTCTTCACGTGCTAATTCTTTTTTGAGTATCGCAAGAAACGCCGTTGGATTATCCTGAAACAATTTTGTTTTGGCTTTTCTTGCTTCAAGAATTTTCGGGAATACCGATGCTAGTCCCGATGTATTGAGACATGCCGCGAGGCAATGCTTCGAGGCCCACGGGCAAATCGTAATTGACGGGTGAAGAAACAATGAAACTATTTCGTACATGGTTAGACTTGCTTTCGCTAACTTTGCATTTTCCGCGGTCCGTGTAAGTAATCTCATTTTCGTTTCTCCTTATCTGTCAAGGTTGAATAGTTCCGTCAATTCTAATTCCTCTTCAGTAGCAAACGAGAAGAGCACGCCAGTTTCTTCTAATACTGTGTTAGTCTTCTCGCAAGCGCTACATAGTTCCCCTTCTATCCAAGTCTTCCGTTCACATATCAGGCAATGATGAAACATTGTTCTATTCTCCTCTTTGTTAGATTGTATGGCCTAAATCGAAAATTAAGTTTCCGTTCTCCTCGTGAATTGCAGCTAGTCCGTAATCCTGATTCTCTCCTCTGATTATTAGGTGGGCGAAGTCTTTTCTGCTTTCAACGTAAATCTGATTTTCTGCTAATTGACCGGTAAACTCTTCAAAGTTTAACGTGTAGTCTTCTCGTTTCTTTTGGGCGCGTTTCTTTTGAGCCCATGCGTTAACAAGCTTGCTTACGCAATAAGCGCATAGCATAGCATCTGTTAGCAGGTGGGTCTGTAGGTCAAATCCGTTATCCTCTTTTCCACACTTCTCGCAATGTAGTTCTCTCATAGTCCTAATCCTTTCTTCCCTGTAATGGTTTGCAGAAAATTGTATTGTGAAAGATATAGGCGTGCTTCACTATCGCGTGCTTTCAATTCATATTCTTTCCCCTTGTTTTTCCAGTAAGGCAAGGCAAAGCTTGCGTTGCTTTCGATAATTCCCAAGCTTTTTTTGTTTTTGTAGACTTCGAATTGCATAGTATTTTCTCCTTTGTAAATTGCTACACGTTAATAATTAATGGACCTATCCAATAGCATGTCCAAAAGACGTAGCTAGTTAGAAAAGCTTTCAGATTCTTTCGTCCCATAGTTCCCCCTATTGTTGAAGTGGATTGCATGGGTGAATTATCGCCTATAATGGTATGGTACTCATACCCTACTGAAGTATGGTATCCTTTTTGGTACAGTACAATTTTGTACGTATATATGGGGGCGAGTGTGCAAGAATGTACACTATACCTTGTGATCGGCCCTACGTAGTACTACCTACGTATTTCCCCCACAAAATTCCGACTAAGTAGTTTTCCCTACGGAAACACGAGACACGAAATTCTACCTACGTATTTTCCCTCTACGTAGTTTTCCTTACGTGTTTTTCCTCTACGTATTTTTTCTGAAGGGTTTTTTCTCTACGTAGTTTTCCCTAGGGGTTTTTTCTCTACGTAGTTTTCAGTAGGGAAAGCCGCGCTACGTAGTTTTCAGTAGGGAAAGCCGCTCTACGTAGTTTTCAGTAGGGAAAGACGAGATACGTAGTTCGCCCTACGTAGTCTCCACTAGGGGTTATTCGGGTGGGGTGTTTCGTGCTTCGCGCTATGCAATATCGGTGCCTTAGCAAGAAACGTGCCACACGTATAACTACGTAGGACATACGTAGAACTACGTAAGACACGAGGCACGCGGCACGAAACGTGCTAATGCAAAACCGGTGCCAGGTCCGGAAAATTTTTTCGGGGGCCTCGGTATATGCGCTGGCCTGCTGGAATATACACAGAAAAAAACCGTTCAGGCTCATAACCCCGCGAAATATAAGCACTTCTAGGTAAATTATATACTTAAACGTCTACAAACGTGTACTTCTAAGACAGGTCTTAGAAGTACGATCTATACAGCTAAGGAGTCGCTTAGGAGTATAGGTTAGGATTTAAGGTACCCCCTTAAAAGTTATCTACCCCAGGAAAAATAACGTGTAGACTATTCCTCCCCGAAAAATAACTCCCACCGTATTCTTCGGGGGGTGAAAAATAAGGTACCCCCTTAAATCTCACCCCACACGATTGACGAAACACGCGACACGTGCTACGAATAACGTCATACGTGTCTGCACCTACGGAGAAACGCGATGCAGGATGAATGTGCCACGGTTCACACACCCGACAAACCCAGTCGTCTGAAAGCCTTAGACCGGATTCAAGTGCTGCTGCCGCCGGAAGCGAGCTTGCCGATGAGCGAGCGCGTGTACGCGTTGGACACGCAGATCATTGACGACCCGCTCACGCCCTCGGAGCGCGATGTGGAGTTGGTCGAGCGGTTGGGCGCGTTGATGTGCGAGCCGACCGAAGTGTTGGCGATCACCGGCCTCACGAAAGATCAATTCAATCACACCTTCTCAGTGCCGTGGGCACGCGGACGCGAACGGGCGAAAGCACGCTTGCGACTCATGCAGTGGGATTCCGCCGCGATGGGCAGTGAACGGATGCTCGTCCATCTCGGCAAACAATATCTCGACCAAACGGAGAAAACGGAGTCCAATGTCCTTACCGAAGAACAACGACAAGAAAAACGAAACTTCCGTGATAAACTCGCTGACACTCTTGACCGAGCACGAAAGAACCGAGTTGCTGAACTCGCTGACGGACGTGGAGCAGGAAGCCGCGAAGAAAGAGTGGATCCTGTGGGCGAGGGACAACCAACTCCCGCCACTGCCTGACACCTGGCCCTACTGGTTATTCATGGCCGGTCGGGGCAGCGGCAAAACACGGGCAGGCGCAGAGTGGGTCCGAGAGCAAGTCGAGAAACATCACGTCAAACGCATCGCCCTCGTGGGGCCGACCGCCGCGGACGTGCGCGATGTCATGGTCAACGGAGAGTCGGGCATCGTCGGGGTGAGCACGAATGAGTTCATGCCGCGCTACGAGCCGTCCAAACGACGGTTGATCTGGCCGAACGGCTCGACCGCCATGATGTATTCCGCAGAAGAAAGCGAACGGTTGCGCGGACCGCAGCACGAGAAAGCGTGGTGCGATGAGTTGGCCGCGTGGCAGGATGAAAAGACGTGGGACATGTTGCAGTTCGGGATGCGGTTAGGGTCGCTGCCGCAGACGATGATCAGCACGACCCCGAAACCCTCGCCCTTCGTGTCGCGGATCCTCAAGCTGCCTGGGCTCGTCATCACACGCGGGTCGATGCTCGACAACCGCAAGAATCTGCCGGAGTCCTTCATTCACGCCATTCTGCAACGGTACCAGGGGACGCGACTCGGCAAGCAGGAGATCGAGGGGTTGTTCCTGGCGCAGATTGAAGGAGCCATTTTCTCGGAGGAACACATTCTCAAACGCGATGGGCCGATGCCGCTGAGTGAGTATGATCGGATTTGTATCGCGGTCGATCCCGCGGTGAGTGCCGGAGAAGACAGTAACGAGACGGGCATCATTGTGGCGGGGAGCTACAACGACGGGCAACTCGCGCATGTGTTGGAGGATCACTCCGGTCACTACAAACCGAACGAGTGGGCGGAACTCGTCATCCACTTGTTTCAGAAGTGGAAAGCAGATAAAGTTCTAGGAGAAGTCAATAACGGAGGCGACCTCGTCGAGCATACGCTGCGACAGGCGAAGGGGGGACTGGCCGTTCCGTTTTTCAAGTTGCATTCGTCACGCGGGAAGCGCCTGCGTGCGGAGCCGGTGGGCTCGCTGTACGAACAGAAGCGCATTCAGCACTGTGCGTACTTTGAACAGTTGGTGGAGCAAATGGTCACGTTCAATCCGGAGGAGACAGCAAAAAAGGGCCTGTCCCCTGACCGCGTAGACGCCTTGGTGTTTGCGCTCACCTGGTTGATCGTGGAACGTAAACGCCCTCGCGTGAGGTTTATCAATGTTTGAACAGATGTATCAGTGGATGGTGACGAAGAGCATTCCCGTCATTCAACGACTCAGTAAGACACAATTTGATTTTCTCGGCACGACACGTGGTGGGTCGCTCTCCTCGGTGCTCAATCCACAGCAAGTCGAAGAACCGTACCGCATTCACGCGTGGGTGCGTGGGGCGATTGAGTCGGTGGCGATGAACATTTCGCAAACGCCGCTCTTGTGGAAAAATTCACGGGACAAGCTGGCCGCAGATCGGGGCGATGCCGCTCGCTGGTTGCGGTTGTTCGAACGACCGAATGACGCAATGGGACAGCAACAGTTATTTGAAGCGACGTTGGTGTATCTGCTGCACTATGGCGAATGTATGTGGGTGCTCGACCGTGATGAACGGACGGCGTTGCCACGGGAGATTCAACCCTTCAACGGGAAACTCTTCGAAGCGGTACTGAACGAGAACGACAAACTCGTGGGATGGGAAGTCAAGGGGAAGAAAAACGGACAAGAAGTCGATTTGAAGTTTGCGAAATGGGAAGTCGTGCATATCAAGCTCTTCAATCCGTATGACGAGCTACGAGGCTTGGCTCCACTGGAAGCGGCACAGCTTGGAATCGATCAGGATTATCTTGCCTCGCAGTACAACAAAGCCTTCTTCTTCAATAGTGCGCTCCCTGGTGGGGTCATTGAAGTGGCAGACGATCTGACGGAAGAACAATTCAACCGCATGGTCCTGCAATTCAAGGAACATCATCAAGGGGTGAGTAAAGCCCACACCCTCGCGTTGCTGGAAGGCGGGGCACAATACAAGCAACTCGCCATTTCCCAAAAGGACATGGAGTTTTTGAATCAGAAGAAGTGGAACCGCGATGAAGTCCTCGCGTGTTTCAAAGTGCCGAAACTTGAGTTAGGCGTATGGGATGACGTGAACTTCGCGGTGGCGAAAGTGCAGGCGAGAGAGTTTTGGGTGAAGACACTGATCCCGAAGATGAAGTTGATCGAGTGGTGCATGTGGGCGCAGTTGTTCAGTGTGACGGGAACGGGAAACATTTATGCCGAGTTCGATACCTCCGATGTGGAAGCCCTGCAAGGGGACATGGCGGAGAAGGTCGAAATGTTTTTCTCCTTGTGGCAGATGGGGTATCCCGCAAATGAACTGAACAAACGCTTCAAGCTGAATTTGCCGGAACTCAAGAATGGCAACGCGACCTACGTCATGCAGAACGTCAATCAAGTGGATGAGACGGGCAAGATCATTGTCGCCGCTCCGCCGATGTTGGAGGGTGACGGGAAGGACGACGGCAACGAGGACGAGGGTGGACCTCCCAAGCCGAAGTCGAAAAAAGACAAACCTAGAGAATAAAGGAGACCGCTATGGAGACTGCATGTATCGTGAAAGGGATTAAACGAAAACTCCTGCCGGAGATCACGTTGGCCTCGGACGAGACCCTGAAAGAGCAACGGCGCATTCGGGTGATCGCGGCCAGCGGCAAAGCGGATCGTGTCGGTGACATTATCAAGATCGACGGCATTGAAGTCGAAAACTACATGAAGAATCCGATCATCTTGTGGGCACACGATCACTACGCGCTGCCGGTTGGCAAGGCCGTCGAGGTTGCGGTGCTGAAGGGAAAACTGGTGATGACGATCCAGTTCGCCACGGCTGAGGAATATGCCTTTGCGGACACCGTGTACAAACTGGTCCTGGGTGGGTATCTCAACGGCGTGTCCATTGGGGCCAGGGTCAAAGAAGCGGAGTGGATCAAGGATGACGACGGGCACATTGTGGGACGGAAGTTCACGAGCCTTGAGCTATTGGAACTGTCTATCGTGCCGATTCCCGCGGACAGCAAGGCCCTGGTGACAGCGGTAAAAGCCGGAAAAGTCACCTGTGAGGACTTCGAGGATTGTGTGGCAAAAACATTTGAAGCCCCACTTGATTTACTTGAGGAAAATCATGTACAAGTAAATACTGATGGGGTTACTACTGATCTCGAACACGGGGTCACAGACGATGCAACCGAAGATGAGGCGCACATGAATGAAGTAACGAAAGCACTCGAAGCACGAATCGCGGAACTCGAAAAGAAGCTTACGGAGCAGGCCATGTCCGCGGAGCATGTGAAGAAAACAACGGACGCGGTGAATACGTTGTTCGGTGCCGTGATGAATCAGATGGAGAAGAAGCAGACTCCGGACACGCAGGCAATTCTGAATGCGCTACCGGAAGGCACGCCGGTCGCAGACATGACGAAGAAGATGTTCGCCATGTTGGATCAGATGACTACTAAACTTGGCGGACGAAAGTAATCGTCTCGCTTTATACGAGGAGGATACGGATATGGATGAATTGATGAAGAAACTCGAAGACCTGAACGGGAAGCTGGATTCCGCAATCGGCAAAGATGCCGAGACGGTGAAGGCGATTCAGGACGAGATCAAGGGCCTTCGTGAAGATTACGTGAAGATGAAAGCCGAAATGGGTGAGATCAAGGCCGAGAAGCCTGCGAAGAAAGCTTCGCTCCCTGGCTTGGAGTTTGAGAAGGATAAGTTCTCGTTGCTGCGTGCGGTGAACGCCATTGCGACGAAGTCGTGGCGCGGGGCTGATTTCGAGAAGGAAGTGTTTCAGAATACGTCCGACCTCAAGAAAACCATGTCCACGGAAGTTGATACTGCCGGTGGGTACGTGGTGCCTGTTCAGGTGCTTGGAGATTTCCTCGAATTGCTTCGGGCTAATCTCGTCACCAGGCAGCTTGGCGCAAACTACATCGAAGGGTTGATGGGTTCGCCGGTTGAAGTTCCTGGTCAAGCTGGTGGAGCAACGGTCTACTGGCTCGGAGAGGATAATCCTAACGGGATTACCGCTTCTGACTTGACCCTCAAGCAGAGCCAGATGACTCCGCATATGGCGGCGGCACTTGTGAAGCTGTCGAACAGACTGCTTCGCATGAGCAATCCGTCCATTGAAGCTCTCGTTCGTCAGGACGTGGCCTTCGCGGTGGCGGAAGCCATCGATATCGCCGCGTTGACGGGTGTCGGTGCGAACGGTCAGCCGTTGGGCGTGTTGAACGTTCCTGGCATTCTGTCCCACGACCTGTCCTCGGTGGCCAGCAAAGCAGATATTTGGACTGAGTTGTACGAACTCGAAAACAAGTTGGCCGAAGCCAACTCACTCCGTGGGAAGCTCGCCTTCGCGTGGCATCCCCGCGTGAAGAAGATGTTGTCGCAAGGCCGCGTCGATGCGGTGTCTGCCGCTGACGAAGCCGGATCGTTTGTCGCCAGCCCTGTGACACAGTCACAGTTGGCGAACTACATCGGCTATCCGTATGCTGCGACAACCAACCTGCCGATCACGACCGGTTCACCGGATACGGTCAGCGTGTTGTTCGCCAACTGGTCAGAACTGATCGTTGGTATGTGGCAAGGGTTGACCATCATGGCCTCGCAGGAAGCCAGTGATGCGTTCGCCAAGAACCAGACCTGGGTGCGGTTCGTGACGGAAGTGGATTGCATGGTGAGACACCCTGAGTCCTTCTGTCATGGATTCACACTCAACGCGACGCTGTAATTAAACTGAGAATGTGGGGAGAGATTTTCTCCCCACTTCTCTGAACCGAAAACGAAGGAGGATTTTAATATGTCTGCAAACGTGAATATCGCTCATAACCACACCCCGAAGTACGGTGTCGCTGGTTCCGCTGCTGGAACGATCAACGGTCCCTCGATTGATACCGTTGGCTACAGCGAAGCGACGATCTGTTTGGCTCTCGGAAATGCAACGGGTACGCTGGACGTAAAAGTTCAGGATTCCCTTGATGGGTCGACGGGTTGGGCTGACATTGTCGGCGCGGCTTTTGTACAGAAGACCGCTACGGATGACAATTCCGCTGACATTGGGATGGTCAAATTGGATGGTAACACCGCGAAGCGGTACATCCGTATCGTCTCGACTGTGCAAGCGACTTTCGTTGCTGATCACGGTGTGACGGTTCTGTTGTCCAACAAGCAGTATAAGCCGGATCAAACTCCTGCCTTTACTGTGTAAGTTACGACGATACCTGTCGAGTAGAATTTGGGCTAGGGTTGAATCTCAGCCCTAGCCTTTTTTCGTAAAGGAGAATAGATATGGCTATTGGTGACGATTTCAGTATCGCCGCAAACGGTGACATTCGTTATACCGGATCAGGCACAAATTATACGGTTATTGCATTTCACCGTTGGCTCGGAGACTTGATGGACGATGCTCAAGCCACCGGTAACGATATCTTGGATATCACCGATGCGACCGCGTCAGAGCGAGCGACCGACAACTTGATTACGCTCAATGCGCCATTCAACATCGACGATATTGCCGCGCAGCATTTGTATGATGGATCTATCGTGCAAGACAACGGCAATACGATCTACGACGGTCTCGTGGTCATTTCCGGCGCGGGTATGTACCTCGAAATTCTCCAAAACGAAGAATTGGTAGCACCGAATTTCTGGACGACCGGCTTGAACGCCGACGCGGGAAACGGTATCTCACATCGATTCATGGTGAAGGTCCGGTCTGGTGGTGTGGATATTGATGGCCGACGGTTGATCGGGATCACACGAGAACACGGATTTACCGCCTCTGAATTTAAGATCAACGGGACAGCGCGTGGGAACAACGTCATGGCGCTCACGTATGCCTCGGACCTGAACAACCAAACCGCGATTGCCACGGTTGCCGGATGGAATACCATCACGAACACCGAAGGCTACCGTCTGATTGACGTGGACGGCTCAGCACCCACCGAAAATTACTACAGTGAATGGAATCGTGACACGTTCACTATCAATCAATTGTATGAGCGGACGAAGTGGCTCTCTCGCCGCGCAACTGCGGAAGGGTCCGGCACGAACACCGGTACGAACTACGCCCTCGGTAACGGGACGATCACCGGTCAAGCACAGTCCTACGCGCATGGGGCCAAGGCACAGTATATCCTGAAGGCCCTCTTCACACTGAAGAAGGTGGGATCACCGACGGGCACCGCGACGGCCAAGGTGTACGCACACACCGGCACGTTCGGTTCGACAGGAACGCCGACCGGCGCAGCCTTGGCGACGAGTGACACGTTCGACGTGGCCACCCTCACGACTTCGTATCAGAGCATCGAGTTTTATTTTTCGACGGCATTTGAGGCGCTTGCCAGCACGAATTATTTCGTGGCGATTGAGTACTCCGGTGGAGACGGTTCGAATTATGTTGATGTGCAAGGTGCGGCATCAGGCGCAAGCCCAGGCAACCGCGCTGAGAATACCGGCACATGGGCGGCATCTGCGGCTTCGGACTTAACGTATAGCTTCTTAACGTCACCGAAGTTGTATGGAATGCCAGGGGCCTTGTTCCGTGGTATCACCCATCAAATCAATGCGGGTGAGACGGCTCCAACAGGATCCGGACTCGCCACCGCAGAGCGCGTGACATGGCCGAGCGGAGGCGCGGGTCAAGTCGTGGCGTATGTGGATGTGTCCACGGCGGCGACAACCCTGAGTGTCAATGGCTCGTTGCAATTTACTCGTCCAGCGGGAGACTTCCTGGCTGACGGGTACCGCAAAGGGATGCACATTACGACTGCGGCCTTCACCAATGGTGGGAACAATACCACGAAGATCATTGACAGTGTGACGGCGACGATCATTACCGTGACGGATACAAGCGGATTGGTGCTAGAGACCGGATCCGGCGATGAAACCATGAGCGCGACTCATGCGTGGATTCAGGTCACGGCGGGTGTCGCACCAACAGCGGGACAAGTTGTGACAGGAGCGGGTGGGACGATTACCGCCAATTCGACGGGAACACCGGTCACCGAGCGAACGATTTCAACTCCGTTCATCGGTGTCTCAACAGGGTCCGCGTTGATTGGGAGCTACGGTGCCGGTGTCGAATCGGCAGACTTGTCCGCGAGTGACTTGCTCTTCGATTTGTCGAACACGCAGCGCACGCCTCCGAATAACGTACAATTCACGGTCAACGGACTAGTGTCCGGTGAAGATCGTGTCTTGGTCACACGCTTGGCGTACTTCTTCCAGTACGACAATGAAGCGGGTGGGCCGTTTACAGATAATGAAACGATCAATTGGCCTGGAAGTGGTGGTGGAAACGTCGGGAAGCTCCTTGAGGTTGTCGATGAAGGGTTGACCGGCTACATGCGGATTCGCGTCACATCGGGGGTTCCTCCGGTGGATGGGCAGCAAATCTATGGGGTCTCATCACTGGCCACGGCTGATGTGAACGGCGCGGTGAGTCCAGCGGTGGATACCGAACAGTATTCACTGAATGGGGTCCATAACAGCGGCACCCAGACGACCATTACGGTCAATGAGACGATTGACTCCGATACGCCACAGACCACGACGATCCGCGTGATGCGGAATAGCGGGATTTACTCGCTTGAGACGGTGACAAGTTGGTCGGGAAGTGTCTTTAACATTTCTTCGTCTGACTTTGCGACCGACCCTGCGGCGAGTGGGAACGGTGTCTATTCATCGTTCATCGATAAACTGGCAACGGGGACCGGTGAATCCTTCACCGTCGTCTTCAGCACCACACGGTCTCTGTTCATCAGGGTTCGTGACGGAGCCAGTACGCCGATCAAAACATTCGAAACGACCGGCTCACTTACCAGTGCGGGAGGCTCGACGACAGCCATTCGGACAGTAGACGTATAACCTTCAAACCATGTGTGCTGCCCCTCTTTACGACGAGAGGGGTAGCGTACATTTCAGAGGCACATGGCAACAGCATCCTACACATCAGATTTAGTTGATATCTTCTTATTTGAAGTGACAACCGGAGTATCCGCGTATGGTGGTGGTGCGTCGGGACTTGGTGCATCACCGGACTATTCGATTGAAGGGACGAACGCGGTTGACAAACAGATCGATAACTCTGAGAAGGGGTTTCTGTACAACAGTGGATCCGCATTCTCGATAGGCCCACACGATCACTTCTTTATTTGGGTCATTGTGGGTGTGCCAGGTCTGACGAATACCCGCAACAATCGTGGCATTGTGGTGTGCATTGGAGACTCGACGACCGCGTTTGTGAAGTTCCATGTCAACGGGAAAGACACCCTTCCTCGCGGTGGGCATAATCCCTACGCGATTCGGTTCAGTAATACCGCATTCACAAATCGAAAAACATTGGTTGGGAGTCCTGGGACCACACCGAGTCAAATCGGCTGCGGAGCATTCACAACCGGTACCGCGAAATTCTCGAACCTTGGCGCAGACGCGGCCCGTAAAGGAACCGGCTATACCATCCTTGGTGGAACGGGCGCGGATCCTGAAGCCACGTTTGCAGGCATCGCGGCTGATGATACCTCAACGGCTGAAGGCATCTGCCAACCGGCATCGGGAGGATATTCCATCCAAGGCAAGATTCGTATTGGTCGGAGCGGGACTGAGTGTGAATTTCTCGACTTGAATACGAATATCTTTTTGACCGCCAATCTGGACACCCATACCCTCGAAGATTTTACCGAGTTTATTCTCTCAGATGATCTCTCGATCTGGACCCTGACGAACGTCAATTTCATTACGCTAGGCACGTTCAATCGTGGTCGTCTTGAGATGGTGACTCCACTTATCACCGGCCAAACCCATACGAGCTACGACAACAGCCCGACGAGTGAAGGGACATTTTCAGGTGGGACCGGCCATGCGGTCAGCGATGTGATTACTTTGAGTGATGGTTGGACAACCGTCACCGTGAACGCGGTCTCAGGTGGAGTGGTGACACAATTTACCGTGTCGAGTTTGAATGGCCGTTCTGCCGTTGCAGGAACCGCCATGACTCAGCAATCGACAACGGGATCCGGCACTGGGTTTTCCTTGACGCCCGATACCGACAACATTGTGACGGCTCCGGATCTGGCATTTACGAACGTCGGGTTTATCGATTTCGGTGAGACGGTGTTCCAAAGTACGGCGCAACTTCTAGGGTGCCGATGGGTCGGGTGTAAACGAATCGTCGCGAATGGCGCGGTGTTTACCGATAGTGCGGTCACAAACTTTCACGGCCAACCACTTATTAATGCACAGGATGAAACGAGCTACGATAACAGCCCCACGACAGAAGGGACATTTTCGGGCGGTTCAGGATACGCGGCATCGGATACCATCACACTTTCTGACGGCTCGGTTCTCACGGTAGACGCAGTCAGCGCAGGTGTCGTGACGCAATTTACAGTCGCGAACGGACGAGCCGCGAAACAGAATGTCGCACTCACGCAGGTCCATACATCAGGGTCAGGAACAGGGTTCACCTTGACTCCCGACGTTGACAACTTAGTGGAAGCCGCTGCGATGGTGTGGGACGTGAACTCCGATCCAGACGGTGAGTTGGATGGGATGACATTTACGAAGGGTGATAACCCGTCTCACGCGATCGAGTTCGGACTCAATTCTCCGACGACCATGACATTGACGGGGGTGACGTTTAGTGGATATGGTTCGACAGGTAACAAGGATGCTGCGATCTGGATTCGACGAACAACCGGAACGGTGACGCTGAATATTACGGGTGGAACGACCCCGACGTACAAGAGTGACGGCGCGACGGTGACTATCGTGTCGGGGTCCGTCACGATTACGGTCAACGTCAAAACAACAGGTGGGTCAAATATCTCTGGTGCGCGGGTGATTATGGCCGCAACATCAGGTGGCCCATTCCCCGTTGATGCGTCCGTGTCGATCAGCAATTCAGGAACGACCGCCACGGTCACGCATACCGCTCACGGCCTCGCCACGAACGATAAGGTGATGATCAACGGTGCGTCACACTGGCAGAACAATGGGCCGTTTTCGATCACGGTCACAGGTGCCAATACGTACACCTATGTCATGCCGTCTGCGCCAGGGTCGAGTCCAACGGGGACGATCACGTCCACGTTCTTGTGTCTCTATGATGTGACGGATGCCAGCGGAAACGTGACAACGTCAAGAGTCTACTCATCGTCACAGCCGTTTAGCGGTCGCGCTCGAAAAAGTTCCACCGCGCCGTACTATAAGACAGGACCGTTCTCTGGCTCGGTGAGTAACGTCACCGGATTTTCCGCGAACGTGCAGTTGGTTGCTGACGAGTAAACGATGAGCGAGGTACGAGACATATCAGACGCGGTCCTCGCACGACGAAACGGGCAGTCTGTGATGGTGACGCTGCATCAAATGAACGAGCAGCTTGCCGCGTTTAAGGATCAAGTCTCCGGCTTACACGCAACGATTGCGACCCTCACAAATCGTGTGTTATTGCTTGAACAGTTTGTGAACGTCCTCCGTGTGGAACGAATGGGGAGAGGCCCAACGGCATAATATGGCGATTACAATTGATTGGGGCCAGAAGATCATCAATGTCCCACAAGCGGATCTGACGTTTGTGAGTGGGACACGCTACACCCTCGATGCCGACGCGTTCAGGTTGATTCTGAAAGACCTGGAAGATGACACGGCAGGTATCGCATTTGAGACGACCCATCGCCACAATACGCAAGTGGTGTTGTCGGGTGTCACGTATGCGCGGGTTATTGAGATTATCAACGGGTACACGATCAGTTTCGAGAACACAGGAACACCCTACACGGTTGAAGTGCAGGGCGCGAACCATAACTTCGCTGATGTGACGAATTTCGATGGTGGAATGAGTATGATCGTCGGAAACGCCGCGGGTCTGATTGTCCACGAAGCGGCGGCTGGACCGACGTTGGTCGATGCCAACATTCTCTCGATTGACGGCTCCACGACAGTTCCGGCGCTCATGCGGATTGCCTCTGAGACGATGCTCCTTGGGACCGTGGCCACGGTGATATCAAATTCAGAACTTGAAGTCACATTCTCAAGCTTCTCAGAAGAGGAGACGGCCAACCTGCAAGGTCGGCGGATTGTGTTTACGTCAGGCGCACGCAAGCATGAAGCCGCACGAATTACGGCCTACGATGGCCAGGGGGCGAGTCCGGCGAAGCTCACCATTACGTCCTTGTCTGCGCTTCCATCGATAGGGGACACGCTCATCGTAGTCTAGTGAGGCTATGGCAAACGAAGATTTAACAGAGTTGCACTATTTTGGCATCCCTACGGCGTACTTTGATCTCTTTCCAAAGGGACAAACCGTTGCAATAAGAACGGTTTACGCGACTTCGCAGTTTTGCATTTCGTATCCGACTGTGGCAAACTTAGGTCTACGTAGAATTGCTCAGTCTGAATTCGAGTTGTTGTTGGAGGGCGAGGCATTTGTGCCGGTAAACGTGATCGAGGAATTAGAGGTCACCTTAGTCGCCTCACACGCAGCCCAATTCCCCGTCACAATTCGACAGGTTCAACTTTCAGAGCGGACAGTACACGCTGATGCTGAGTTCGATATGGTGATTTCGTGATTACGACACGAGCCGGTAAGGGAGCCGCGCTTTCGCATAATGAAATGGACACGAACCTCACGGATCTTCGTGATGGCGTGGACATGAAAGTTCCGAAGACACAAAACGCGGGAATACGAACCGATAGTCTTGGCTCCCCGTCGTACTCATGGCGTGATGTGACGGTACCGTTGAGGATCGATGAAGTCGGATCGGGAAAGCCGTCGTGGGTCACGTATCAAGGAAGTTATCGGCAGTTACGATTTGCGGTCAACGACCACGGCTTTTTTACGTTCCATCTTCCACATGAGTATGTGGTGGGGTCTGTGGTCTATATTCACGCGCATTGGTCTCACGCCAGTACGCTCGTGACAGGAGGCTCGGTGACGTGGGGATTCGAACTCTCAGCCGCCTTGAGCCATGATCGAGGGCCGTTCAGTACACCAGTGACGTTGCTGGCCGTTCAGAATGCGCCCCTTGTGCAGTATCAGCACATGATCGCCGAGGTCGCGTGTACAGCGATCGGTGGGGCTGGTGGAACGGTTGACCAAGCACTGATTGAACCAGATACATTGATTCTTGGCCGCGTGTTTTTGTCGGCAAACAATATGACGGTCTCAGGCGGGGGCGTTCCTGAACCGTTCTTACATGAAGTGGATTTGCACATGCAAACAACAGCGATTGGAACGAAACAAAAAGAACCCCCATTCTGGACATAGTTATGGCATGGACGTATTTAGATTCGGGGTACCTAGAGAACCAAACGGATTACATTCAGGATGAGAATTGGGGTGCGCGAAAAAAGAGGGAAGAATGCCTGACGACGACGGCTCGAATTGAGGTATACTTTGGGAAGGTGGTTCCCGAAACAGTGTTAGGGCAACCGACAGAACGAACAGAGGTAAGCTAATGGCTAAAGATGTTGTGAATTACGATTTTACAGAGAATGATACAGGCAGTGTGTTGCGTATCACAGCACGAGACAAATATAGCAAGGGGATCATTCCTTTGAATGGTGTCTATACCGTGAACCTTCTGTTTAAGGCCGAGGGTGGAACGCTTCAATCACGCGCTATGACGGTGTTGACCGGTGCAGATGACGGCAGCGCGGAGTATCAATTCAGCGGCACAGAATTAGGGGTTGGTACGATGCAGGCCCAAGTTGAGATTACCGAGATATCAACAGGAAAAAAGATTTCTCAGACAGGGATTCGTGAGTTTGAAGTTGGCCCGAAGTTAACGTAAAGGAGACGTATGTTACACGGATCGAAATATTTTGCTGCAAAGGAGTTTGCGTGTCAGTGTGGGTGTGGATTTGGCTCACGAGAGGAACAGATCGCAGCCGATCTCGTGCATCTGCTCCATGTGTTGAGGGTGAACCTCGCTGTACCTTTCGTCATTACGTCCGGCGCACGTTGCGTCAAGCACAATGATTCGGTAGGTGGCGGGAAACAGTCAACACATGTACCAGGAGTCCTCGGACAGTGTACCCCTGGATACGAGAGCCAGTCTCGCGCAGCGGATATTGACACATCTCGGTGGTCATCCGCGGTGCGTGGGAAGATCGTGGAGATCGCATTGTCGTGTGGCGCACGTGTCGGCATTGCGGACACGTTTATTCATATCGACGTAGAGTCTGCACCGTACTATAGCGAAGGCTTGTGGAACTATAGTCGGGGTGAGACAAGTTCGAATTAAGGAGGAACGAATGGACCTATTAAATTTTTTCAACGGATTCAAAACCTTTATCGGTGGGTTGATCTTGGTCGGTGGCGGCGTGGCTGGCATGGCCTTCGGCGTAGTCGATCCGGCAACGGGAGCGATGCTCGTCGGGAATGGTTTTGGGCTGTGGGGTATTGGCGGGAAGATCGAGAAGGCGGCACAAACTCTAGCGGAAGGACAAGTCAATGCGGAACCGAAGATTAAGAAGTCGGGTAAGTAGTGCGGTTGTTACATGTGTGGTGGGCCTTGCGCTATCTCTGGGCGCTTGTGTCCCTACGACTATGGGGCCAGATGGACAGGTAGTCCAGCACGAACCGGATTACCAGTCTGTTCGTCTCATCGCCTCGGCATCCGTGGCGGCATGGGCCGCGGCACAGAAAGATGGCATTAAACCTGACGACGCGAAAGCCTTGGTCGGGATCCTCGAATCGGTGAATGAGTATCGACTTGAGGGCGGAGCTATCGTACCTGAGCAGTGGGCACCCGTTGTGAAACGTGATGTGCCGGTTCGCTATCAGGCGCTCGCAATGGTGATCATCCAATTGACGGCGCACGAACTTGAGAAATACGATTTGAATCCCAACGTCCCGATTCGTGATCCACGATTGGGAAAGATTCTTGAGGCCATTTACGAGGGGGCGAAACTTGGACTCACACCGTACCTGATGGGGATGGAAGAGCAAGAGGATCGGCGAGCGTTGTACGGAGCGTATCACCGAGCATAAGACGATGGCACGCATACACTTGAGTCCTGTTGGTGTGTTTGTTCACGAAATGATAGAGGAGTGTGATCTTTATGAGCAATGTGCTGACGACGAAAGAGGAAGTGAAGAAGTATCTCGAAGATACGGCAGGGATAAGCTCGTTCGACGCGCTGCTCGACGCGCTCATTCTCGGCGTATCCCAAAAGTTCGAGTTCGCGGCCAATCGCCCGTTGTTTTCCGCGACGAGGGTTGAGCTACACGGTGGCGGCACGTCACGATTATTTGTGAAGGCTCCACCCATTACCTCGATTACGTCAATCGTCTACGCGGAGGACTATGACTTTGCGAACGGGACCACACTCGCGGCGGCAGAGTACGTGCTGGATCCATCAGACAAGAAAGAGGCGATTTATTCCACGTACGGGGTCTTTGTGGGTGGCCTTGAGTCCTTGAAGGTCACGTATGTTGGGGGATACATCGGCGCAGACGTAGCGAACTCGAATATTCCTGAAATGGTGAAACAGGCGGCAACACTGCAAGTGGTCTATCTCTTTAAGAATCGCAAGACGATTGGTTTTGATAACGTCAATGTGGGAGACGGTGTGCTGACGAAGATTACGAATCGATGGTTTTTGCCGGATGTGTTGGACGTGGTGCGAGCGATACGGCTTAAAAACATCTACTAAAAATGGCAAAATTAGTAGTTTCAAAACGGTTCCAAAAGCTCGCACACCGCACGCTGAACGACGGCATACGCAAGCGTATTCGTGCGGCAATGAATGAGGGGATGCCGTTGGTACGTGATTTTATTAAGCGTACCTATATGGGGGCGGCATCACGTGGTGGGCCTCGTTTAGCACGAAACACGGGGCAAATGGAACGCCGTACGGTGGCAACACCTGCGGTGATTGCCCCTAATGGGTCGGTGACAGCGGGTATCGAGATTCGTGTCCCGTATGCGTCCACGCATATTGTGCACGACAATCGACCTGGGACGACGATTCGACCGAGATCGAAGGCCGCGTTGACCGTTCCGATTTTGGAAAATAGTCAACTCCGTCCTCCTCGTCCGGCGACAGGGTATCCCCGACGGTTTGTGCATTCCGGTGTGATTTATGCGGCGTTGCAGGGTGGCGTGCAGCCGGTATTTCGACTTCGAGAGTCGGTGTTTGTTCCGGCGCGGGTGCACGTGCAGACGGATATTAAACCAGCGGCCAAGAAGATTTTACGGAACATCTTACTTGACCGTGTCTTAGAGGAGTTTGCAGGCTAATGGCGACCATCCCCGTTCGAACTGAGATTGTGAACAAACTCCTTGACACGTTTCGAGGGATCGATGAAATCCAGACCGTACGTGCATGGACGGCTCCCCCAACAGACCTGATGGCGGTGGAGCTACCGGCCTTATACCTGGTCGAAATCGCTCCTGAAGAGCGTGAAATTTCGAATCGGCTGGCTGTAGGCCGGATGCACTTATTGGCCCAAATCTTCTTTAAGACCACGATGTTAGATCAGGCCGAAACGAGCTTCGTGGATATCTACGATAAGATGGATATCGTGGCGGCAAGGCTCCATGCGATTTACCATACCAATGTCGGATTATCGAAAAATGGACTTGTTAATATAGTGGAAATTCAGTACGATAGGATCATTACGAATGATTCCGTAGGGGTGCTGACTTCGACGTTTGACGTTGAATATCGGCACGATAGAGGGAACGCTTTTAGCTAACAGAGGAGGAGAGATATGCCGCAAATTCACGATACCGATAACTACACCGTACCTGGTGGGATTAAGCTGTTCTTCAATGATGGAACAGGCGAACGCGACCTTGGCAACATGGTCGACGTATCCCTCGGTCGGGAGACGGAGAATCTTGAGCACTACACGAACCGCCCTGGTACCCGTGTGAAGGACAAGATCATCGCGCTCAGTGAGAGCATCACGATCGATTTCAGTTTGGACGAACCCGTCATCGACAACTTCATCCTGTTCTTCAAGGGTGATACGGCAGCTTCGCAAGCAGCCGGAACAAGTAACGTGATCGATCAAGTGGTTTCGCTGGCGACGAGCTTCGGGTTTGCCTCGGTTGGAAAACCGGCGATCTCGGCGGTCTCGGCTCGGCAGTACATCGATTACTGCTATCTGTACGATGGTGTGTCTGTGTATACGGACAACAGTGCAGAAGCGGATACCGCAGCCGGTACGCCGTTTGCCATCAATGCGGACGCGAACGATGTGTTGTACATCGGCAAAACCACACAGTTCAAGGAATTGAACATCGATGTGCAAGTCGCGTCGGTCGGGTATACCGCTCCGCTCTGGGAATATTGGAACGGCTCAACGTGGTCAACCTTGTCCATGACGGGCACTGATGACTTCACGGTCGATGCGACCTTGACGTTCACGGTTCCTGGTGATTGGGCACAGAATGCGGTCAACAGTGTGACGGCCTACTGGATCCGCTTCACACAGACTGCGGCTTCTCCGACTGCCGCGACCTTGCTCAGCATTGGTCGTCAAGCGTTGGTGGAGAACACGGATTACGTGGTGGACTACGGAAGCGCAACACAGGATGGTCGCGTTCGAGCGGTCTCCGGTGGGTCGTTGGTTGATGGTGAGAAGATCAAGGTCTCCTACACCTACACCACCTACACCGCGCTCATTAGCAACCTGGTGCAGAGCGGTGCTGCGGAAGGATCAGCCCGACTCGAAGTGCATCCTCAGAGTGGTCGTGGGCTATCCTTCGACTTGGAGTTTCCGAAGTGCCAGATTTCCAGCAATGGTGATCTGAGCTTGAACGATCAAGAGTTCATGCAGATTCCGTTGCAGTTGACGGTGCTGGACGATACAGAGAATACGCCGACCTACCCATACGGTCGTATCCTCCTGTACGACGCGTCAGCCTAAGTAGGAACGTTCTAAAGTGCCCCCTGTATATCAGGGGGCACGTTTCCCTCATTCTCACCACAAAAGGAGTTCCCCATCATGGACGGGTTATTGTCCCTTATGTCAATCACCGAGTACGCAGGGTACAAGGTGAAGGAGTGGAACATCGTTCAGTTCTCGAAGCTGACCGGCGTGATCACGGCCATTGCCAAACAGTATGCAGCGTCGAACATTTCGTGGGACGCATTTTCAGAGACCCTTCAACAGACCGACACCAAAGGGATGCTGAGCGTCTCGACGAGTTTGATGGATGCGTTGCAGCCATTCCTCGAACATTCTCCGGCGATCTTATCGGTCTCGTGTGGGATCACTGAGAAGCAGCTTGAAGAGTTGAAGTTTACAGACGGTGCGATCTTGACACTGCTCGTCATTAAGACGAACATGGAGCACCTGAACGGTTTTTTCGGAAGCCTCGCCGCTCAACTCGGAGCGGCAGGACCAGCGAGTCCGAAGTAGAGTTTGATTGTTCGCTCGAACTGCTGACAAGCAGAGGGCATGACTTATCGACGCTACTGAACGAGTATCCGATTTCGGTTGTGCGGTCACTGTCACGATGTGCGTCGATCAATAGGGCGTATGAGACGATCACGATGTCGAACGTCATCGCGGTCGGTGCGGTACACGCGATTGAGGCAGGATTTAGTGGGAAGACCCCACAAGCGTTGCGGAAGTTTCAGCGTGGCATTACGAACGCGATTAAACGGGCGCAAGCAAAAGGTCAGGGAGGGCAAGCAGACGCAGAGACGCTGCTCGGTGGCTTCGGTGCAAAAGTCATAACGGAGAAGATCGATGGCGGACGTAAGAATAGAACTAGAGGCAGTCAGTAAAGAACTCATCAACAGCTTAGATGGCGCGGCGAAGTCTGCCGAGAAGCTGCTCTCTAATTTTCGTGCGCTGACCAGCGGAAATGAGAAAGCGGAAAAGGGTGCGGAGAAGCAGACCAAGGCGCAACGAGACTTAAACAAAGAGCAGGAAAAGGGCGCGAAGGCCACGGAGATTGCGGGAAAGGCTCTTGAGAAAACCGCAGGAATCATTGGTCGATCCGCGGCTCTCTACTTGTTCTTATATGAAGCGGCGAAGAAAGCGTTCTCCGTCTTTGGCGACACCGTCAAGTTTGCCGTTAAGAACATCGACGATTTCAATCGTGCCACAATCGGGACCGCCGCGGCGATCACGAACATTGCCGATCAGTCCGTCAATGCTGGCCGGACCTATGAGTCCATCTTCCTGCAAAATTTACGCGCCACGCGTGGGATCTTTATCGAGTTGGAGCGGTTAGCGGCTCGTTACTTCTCCTCATCGATTGATTTGCAGTTGGCGTACAACACCTTCGCACAACGAGGCGTCGTCATTCGTCGTGCGGAATTGACGCAACTCGCACAGTTAACCGACCTCATCTTACTGTTGACGCAGGGACAGCAAAGCACGATTCAGGTTCAAGAAGAAATCCGTTCGTTAATGACTGGCACGTTGCGGCCAACCGCGCAGTTAGGTCAGTTGTTGAAAGCGTTCGGGGTCGATATCAAAGAAGTCGGTCAGCAGATTCGTGCGACACAAAGTTTGAAACCGTTAGAGGGGATTCTCGTCGGCGCGAAAGCCGCGACCAACGAGATACAAAAGACGTATCAAGCCGCTCTGAACGGCCTTGAAACTATTGTGCGTCAGGTGTCACGTATTGCGGGAGAGGGATTCTTCTCGACATTGGTCCACAGCATCCAACGGTTTACCGCCTTCATTGACGCGAATAAAACGAAGCTGGCTTCGGTCGCCGCCGCGATTGGCGATGTGCTCGGTGATGTGCTGGACCGGTTTCGCTCAACGGTTGAAGCGTTTTTGAGTGGTGAGAGCATTGAGAAGAGTATTGGTCCGTTCATTAAAATTGCTGCCGTGTTACAGGCGGTCGGGAGTGCCTTGTTCCGAATTGTCGAAACGATCGGTATTATTCTTCGCAACATTCCTTCCGCGATCCAGGCGTTCACCGACGCATTAGACACCTTCGATATCGACCCACAGAAGCGTGCCATGAAGGAGTACCGCGCTGAGGTTGAGCGTACGATTAAGATACTAGAGTCTCTCCCTGAATCGTCGAATAAGGATATCAACGAGTTTACCAAACGGAACATCGAGGAGTTGAAGAAACAGGTCAAGATCGTTGATGACTTCTTAGGTGATCGTGGAGCCTCCTTTCCATTCCTTGATAGCGTCAAGGCGTTTATTAAAAGTCTGGTTCCTGGTGCATCCGAAGCAGGGTCGGCGCTCCATGCGGCACAGAAAGCAGCCGAGGCGCTTGGAACGGATCTTGAGAAGTTGGGGAAATTTGATTTCACAGGTGAAGTCAACGAGAACATCAAGTCGATGGAAGACGCGGTTAAGGGTGTTCAAGCTCGGATTAAAGAACTGACGGAGATTAACCAGGAGACCTTTGCGGCACCACGACTCCCCTTTGCACCAACGCCGGAGCAACTTGCGGAACAAGGGAGACTGACCAAGCAACTCGCGGAAGCGGAGATCGCCTTAGCACGTGCGCGACGCACGCGTCGGCAGCAAGAATCCGCGCAGCTTATTGACACACAACTCAACGCACTTCGGCGAGAGTTTGCGCTCATTGAACAAGGATTCGCGGTTGGACCGACGGGTGGGTTAGAACGGCTCCGCTCGATTTCCGAAGAGACGACTTCGTTCATCAAGAAAAATCTAGGGGATCTTGCGAAGGGTGCGGTGAGTGATTTTAGCGTCCTGCAACTCGGTGTGAGTGGTGTAACAGAGGAAACCACCTTCTCGATCTTTTCGAATCTGCGACGGCAGCTTGATGTGGCGAAAGAAGGTCTCAAAGAGTTTGAGCGAGTCTCCAAATCGGCGTTAGCTGAAGTGATTCAAGCCGAGGCGCAGCCACACTTTACCGCCTCGACGAAGATCCTGACTGATGCGGAGAAGGTGTTTAAGGCGACAGTGGCGGGGCTTGAACAGGATATCGCCGTTGCGAACCGGAAGATCGAATTGGCAAAAGAGGTTAGCGACCCGAAAGCGGAAGCCGAGGCGGTGAAGGAACTTGCCGACGCGCAGCAGAACCTTATTCTCGGCACGAAGACCGCACAAGAGCAACTGAATTTTCAGAAGACGAACGCGGGGCTTGAGCAGCAGATTGGCATCCAAAAACAACTCAAAGCTGAGGAGCAATCAGCTATCGCATTACAGGCTGAGAAAAATCGTCTGAAGCAAGACGAATTACGTATTACGCAACAGCTTCAACAACAGATCGGACGGGCGGCACAGACAAACGTGCAGCTTGAAAGTCGGGTCGCACAACAAGCGCAGGGAGCCGCCGCAGCCGCACCACGAACAGATTTAGAAGCGGCACGCGCTGAGATCAACAATGTGTCGTTACAGATCAATACGGATATCGGCGCGGCGGTTGGACAACTCAACGCGTTGCAGGTTGAGTTACAAGAACTGGCGGCAGCGGGTGATCCCGCAGCAGCAGCGAATTTACGGTTTGTGGAAGCGCAACAGCGGTATTTGCAGTCCATTCAAGAGGGTGCAAATGCGGCCCAAGCCGCGGCGTTATCAAATGCCAACTATGCCGTGACGCTAACGGCGGTGGGCAATGCCACACAATCCACGTTGGACGCGTTGACCGACTCAATTCTCGATGCGTTTGAAGGGAAGAAGACAGACTTTACCCGTGTGTTCAAAGACATTGCGGATAGTCTGGTCAAGGACTCCCTCAAGAACACATTCCAAGAAGTGACGACTGCGCTCCAAAAGGGTGTGAAGAGTGTGTTCGAGGAATTGACCGGCGACGTGACGGGTGAGATGGCCTCGACATTAGGACCGGCATTCTCGGCTGGCTTTGGACTGATCGCGTCATTTGTGTTGGGGCAAATCCTGCAAGGGAATAAGTCAAGCGCGAATGCCGCGAATCCGACAGTCGGGATTCAGAGTAGTGAACAGGTTCGCGGTTTGATCGGAGGAGAGACACAGATCCCGATTGGTTTGGTCGGTGAGAGCCTGCAAGATGCGCTCGTGCCCACGAACTTACTGCTGGCGAGAATTGCGCGTGGCGTGGACCGTCTCAGTGTGGGATCCGGCTTGAGCGCGGAAGCGATTGAGACAGCGATTGGGAACGCGGTCGCGGACTCCTTACAAATTCAAACGGCATCGGTGTAAGCATGGCAGGAACGATTCGGATACCGGCACACGCAAAATTCATTGGTGGGGGCGGGACCATCACCTATAAAGGTAACACCAACGCGTGTATCTGGTGGGAGTTGGTGGGTGTCGCGTCAATGATTGAAGGTGCCCCGTATGGCTCTCTCGATAATATTCAGCACATCACGGATAGCGACGGGTATGCAACGGCGGTCTACACCGCCCCCACAGCAGATCCAGGTGTGGGCAATTATGATCGGATTAAAGTTCACGAAGCGCAGGTTGTGTAAGTATGGCACTTCATAAACTCTACGAAGCAAATGCAGCGACCGCATTCCACGGATCTGATGCGTGGTCAAGCGGTCACCTGATGTTCAGTAAACGAGATGATGGGTGTCTCTTTTTCGGGAATCCGTTTAACGGAACGTATAAAGTGTTTCGAGATGGGACGGCCATTCGTCGTGTTCGGGCATGGGGAACCGCGTTTTACAGTTATGATGTGGATCGGGATCGGATCATCCATATCGGTGTCGGGTCACCGACAATTAACTACAATATCGATACGATGCACCACATCTATAATCCGAATGAAACACCGTTTATCCAATTTAATGCGTCGAGTGCATTGTTCTATTACGGGACGATTTTCCGAGGAGAGATATACAAAGGGATAACCGCGGCTGGCACGACGACCGTGACGAAAAAAGATCCGGTAACCGGCACGACATTAGGGTCGTTTCAAACGGTTGCGACCCTCACCCCATTCGTCTCGGATATCACCGTCATTACACCGGAAGGTCTCTGTATCTTGATTGATAAAGATAATGGGACATATGGCGTCCTCCAATTTTACGATCTTTGGAAGAGCCAATTACTGTATGAGACGACAATTCCGAGAGCGTATCAAGTGGCTGTCGACTACGTGAATAAAAATATTTGGAGTGTAGGGATCGTCTCGAATCGACTACAGATCCATTCATTCCAGGTTGAACCGTACGCGATGGCATTGGCGATGTCGTCGAACCGTCAACGGTACAATGAAGACACGTTGACCGCGACGCTCACCGGTTCAAACAACGAAAAGGTCGTGGGGTGGCCGGTCGGCTGGCGACTCACACAGCCCGTTCCAGGTGGAGGATTCCTTGGCGACGAGGCGCTTGGGATGGCTCCGCTTGGGTCGAGTGGACAGCCAGGGGGAACAGCCGAAGGGCATTTAGAAACAGAGTACAGTGTGACGGACGACTTAGGCGAGGCACATAATACGTATTGCGGACCAGGCGCGGCGGACTTCGTGGGAACCTCTGCGACCATTCAGGCATGGACGGGGATTTAATGGCACTTGAATTAGCATTACGAGTACAGAATGTTTTCGAATACGCGGACTGTTCAGGGCCGTGGGGCGCTCTCGACGGGTACCCGCCGTATTGTACGGGAGGAATTACATACAGTGAAAAAATTTCCCTCATCGACGCGTGGGTGTACAATCCCGCAACCGACCGCTACCGATTCATCGCACTAATGTCGCAATACGGCTGGCCGAGTTGGTCGTATCAAGAGTGGACGATCCACCCTGAGACCGGCGCGGTGGAGTCACACCGCACGTTGGTCGGATTCGGCGTTGCACATGCCTGGACCGGTGAAGTGTTTAGTGGTGGTTTGAATAAACTGTACGCCACATACGCCAATACCGCAGGAGAAGGGAAGCAGGGCATTATCGAATTAACGCGTGATGATTTGATTCCGACGACGTGGCAAGTGGCCAATCCGATTGTCAATGCCACACAAATTAGTAATCTGAATCTCGGTATTTCGGGGATGGCCGTCTGTCCCGAACGAAAGCTCGTGACGATTTGTACGAGTGGCGGCGGCATGTACACGTATGACTACTCCAACTACCCTGCCACATCGACGTTGTTGACGTGGCATCCGTTTCCCGAATCGTATTGTTGGAGCGCGGGATATGAAGATACACAACGCATGTGGGCACTCTTCTCGGACAATATTTGGGTGCCGTCAACATCGGCACAAACCACATTGCTGAAATATAACTTTTTCACCGGACGCGTGGAACTCGTGACGGAGCTTCAGAAGACGGATCCGCCCGACCGTATAGCGAAAGTCGCATGGGACAGCAAGCGCAAGAAACTTGGGGTGATGCGGATCAAAGCGGAAGATGCCGATGGCAAAGCGAACAATGCGTTTGAAGTGTATAATCCACGACCGGTCATGTCGTTTATTGCAGTACCGGTCAATGTCAGTCGTCTTGCCCCAGGACTGCAAGTCCCATTCGTGACTTCCCTGTCCGGTGCAAAAGGTGAGAGTGGGGCCGGAGGTCGACGGATTGAACTCTCGGCGTCGAAGGCTGATTTACTGGACTTAACCTCAGTCGTAACCGAAGGCGCAGGAAGTGCGGTCTTCAACGCGTATCCAGAGAGCAGTCAGGAAGTTGACACGATTACTGTCTCGTATGACGAAACAAAGGTGACGTAATGGCTATTATTTCAAACTCAATTACCTTCACAGTTGGCGATAACACCCCTGTCGCCACAACACAGTCGGACATTGTCTTAGGGACCGCATCGCCGTCGGTCATCTTACCAGGGGATCCTCTCGGCGTCACGGCTGGCGAACTACGGCGACTCGTGTATCCGAGTACGTTGTTTGCGCCAATCATCTACGAGACGAACCCCGATGTGTACACGAATTTCAATACCTCACCATTAGATGTGCGTCCTCGTGCGTTGACGGTCGGAACGCTCGAAGATAACGTGATTATGGGATGGCTTGGGCAATCGAAGGATGTGTCAATTGCAGAACGATGGCTTGGGTCGACGACGAAGTCTCGCATGACATTGGCGTTCTTCACGGAACTCCAAAACTATTATCGGAACCCCCCGACGAACGGGACATATATTCAATGGGAACCGAGGGACCGGACCAGTAAAGTCTACAACATTGTGCTTGAGGCGCTCACCCTCTCACTGACCGGTTCTGCCGGAGTCGGGGCCGGTGACTTCGAGTTTGACTACATTGTCACGCGCCACGGCTATGTGGCAGGGACCGTCGAGTTACGGTTTCGGATTCTGGGAGAGGCTGCGTAGTGATTACCGCAAGCACGACATATCAAGAGTATCTCGCACGAGACGTGATCTTTCCCAAGTTCAAACTCTACTCATTTTCGCTCGACCTGGATTCGTGGGAAGACATTGTTACCGATCAATATACCCAGACGCCGCTTGACCTGACTCCGTTCGTGACGAAGATTGATTATTCGTATGATCGGATCCAGGTCGCAATGGTGGATGATGGGAGCCTCTTGTTTCATCCTGATGGGGGCAGTCTCCGGACCTCCATCAGACAAGGCCGCGTCATTCGCCTTCGAGAAGGGTTCGAGAATCTTGCGGAAACAGAATGGCTGTGGACTTTTACCGGTACCGTCGAAGGCACCTACTCATGGAAGTATGAGCGTGATACGAACATCGATATACAGTTCTCAGTCTACAGTCGACAGAACAATCAGGCATGGCGACGACGGAATGTCACGTCATCCGACTTCACCATCGGGTCGGATTGGGGCGCGATGTTCTATAATATCGTGCAGGACATTATGTTGATGGGGCCAGGAGAAATTGACGTTCCGAATCCGTGGAATCTGACCTTCGATAAGAATACGAACCAAGTCGTCAATACCCCACCGTGGGAGGCTATCGAGGGACTCACCTTCGGGCTAAATGCGCGACCGTGGTTTGACGGACGAGGGAAGCTGAAATTGATTAGTATCGATCAGCACCGCACCACGCATACGCTGCCTGATGATAAATACCTGATACGGTACGATGTTCGGGCATCCAGCGCCGAGACCATTAACAAAGTCATCTTGATCTATTTGAGTAACTCCTTGTCGAGAGTCGATGGGGACGATCAGATTCTCGGTTCAGCGATGGTGACAACCGGATTCTTTCGTCCGAAGCAGGATATCATCGTGTATTACAGTGATGAACGAAAATCGCGGAGTGATAACCCACGGTTCATCGTGATCCAGAGTGTCAACTCTGGGTTGGTTCCCGTCGGTTCGGAAGCGATGGTCAAACTTGATGAGTTTTCAAGCAAGATCACCGTCACGATTAGTGTTTGGACCTCGATTCTCGTCGCGGTGCTGTTTGCCGTGTACCTCATCTTATCAGGCTTCCCAGACGGCCTCGGATACTTTACGACAATTCCTGTGGGCCGTGTGCTTCAGGCCGTCGTCCTGTTCTTTATTTTGATCGTCATGTCCAGCATTGGAACCGGTCAATATGAGGTTTGGGGAACGCCTTACGAAATGGTATACTTAGAAAAGCAAGCCATCGCACAGAAATCAGGACTAGAGTTCTGGCAAGAGCGTGAGAAGGAGATCCGTAACGACTTCATTTCAACGGAAGAACGGGCGCTCCCGCTCGTTGAGAATCAATTGCACTACGAAGTTATGAAGGAACAGCCGCGGACTCTCTTGATGCGGTACGATCCGAGATTCGAGCCAGGGGACGTGATTGCCTTGTCGTCGACGGTCCGGATCTATGTGGATCAGATGCAGCGAACCTTGATGCGCGGAGCGGTAGATACGATGAAAATGACTCTCACAGGATTTAAGACGGTGTTGTAATGACAAGGTTACGCGAGCCCCTCATTACCCTGATTGATACCCGTATTGATCGGTCCGCGACCGAAATCATTGGTACCAGCGCGTCACCGGCTTACAAATGGTTCGATGTGGGTCTCAAGCAGTTTATTTGGGTAATGGATGTTGACTTGGATTTGAGCGGAACTCGACCCGACTCTGCACAGATTGTGAAAGCGGTCCCGATTGCTGACGCGTCACACGGCGTACATAAAACTGGACCGAGCACCAAGCTCAGACTTCGACGCTTAGAAGCTCGGCGTGGGTATGAGATCGTCGGCGTCGCGGCCATCGTCAACGGGCAAATTGTGGTTGTGGAAGTCACGTATAGCGATGTGGGTATCACACTTGGGGCGACACAGACGTACGGATCCACCTACCGACCGCTCACATATACGGAACTTGGGACACCCGCGTTGAATGGAGGGTTTGCGTACGGACAATTACCGTACGGTGTGATGGGAAAATTCGATGCGAACGGGAATCTACTCACAGTCTTGGCGTTACCATAAGGAGTTGTTATGGCATTGATTACGTTAGTGAAGACATTTCAAGGATCCACATCCTACGCCGTCGATCATGAAGGGAACTACACCCTCATCGAAGGTGCGGTCAACAGCCTGAGTGACTCGCTGAACAACGCGAGCGTCGGGACACGCGATCTTCGTGTGGATCAACTGTTTGATCGGAACGGAATTTTTGGGAAGGCGTCCTATAAGCCGGTTGCCGCAACGTTGACCGGTCCACCGTACAATCTCAGTATTGCCGCGGGTGCATATTATTCCGGCACCGAGTTTCGGAGCGCGGGGACAACCACACTGGTTCCCCTTGATGCCTTCTCGACCAGCACCTTGTACGTCGATGTACCGACCGGTGGTGTCCCAACCGTAAATTCTTCAGCCGGTGCTGATACCGTGTGGTCGTTCTCATGGAACGATACGACGCATGTGGTCAGTGCCGTGACGTTTTACTCCGCGACTGCCGACATTCTCCTCGACGGCGATGACTACAACGGGATGTTGGGGAGCTACCTGAGCGTAGCGGATCGGCTGGCCGCAATCGAAGCGTTGGCGGGAACCATCAGCGGGTACTATGCGGAAGATGCGGGAAGCCATTCCGGACTCAACTTCGGGTACTTCGGCGGGAAAGTGCATAACGATAACGTGGTCACCACGACCGCTGACGGGACGGTGCTCCTGACAGACGCCACGACCAATTATGTCGAAGTGCATCCTGGGACCGGTGTTGTCTCGAAGAACACGACCGCGTTTACAGCCGGACGTATCCCGCTCTTCACCGTGACAACGTCAGGTGGAACGATTAGTGTCGTCACCGATCAACGGACATGGGCACGAGCCGGTGGAGGCGGAGGCGGGGGGCATACCCAGAATACCGATCTGGGGACGGACAACACCGAGTTTAAGCTGAATCGATTGCATACCGGTGCACCCTCGTCAAATTGCCTGTTCTCGGTTGAGCGCGGCTCAAGTGCGGATGCGAGTCTCCGATGGAACGAAGCCACCGATAAATGGGAATTTACGAATGACGGCTCCACCTTTCAAGAGATTGGGACAGGGAGCGCAGACATCGGCACACAAGGCTTGACATCATATGTCTCGAAGAACGACCCCACGCAATTAGTTGAACGGTTGGCCATCAGTTCGGACGGGGGGTACGTTCAAGAAGATATCGGGCCAACAGGGGACAACATTATTACGGACGCACCCCAAGGGGTCGAAGCCTTGGTGCTGCGGGTCCAGTTCTGGGACTCGTCACCTGGTGCTGGCGTGAATGTGAAGTTCAGAAAATATGGTGACGCCGCGGCTCCCACGAAGAGTTACACGGTCTGGGGTGGGACGAACGAACAAGATGATGTGGCGACCATCGTGATTCCTGGTGATGATGGGGCTGGCACAATCGGATATGAATACATTGTCACCGCGTCCGGTGCCGGTACTGCCAATGTGCGGATCTTCCTGTGTGGGTACTTCAAGAAAGTCACCGGTACAGGATCACGACGCGATACGTTCCAAAGCGCGGGGAATGTCGCCACGGCGAATACGACCACGAGCTTTAATCTGACCGCGTTCATCAACCGTGGGTTGGTGCACACCTTGAAAGCCACGGAGACCGGCGCGACGATGACGGGTCTCTATGATCTGGAAATTTATGCGAAGGATACCTTCGCCGCCGCGGACCTCTTGTACAAAGCCGCCGACGTGGATCCCGCAGCAAGTAGTCGGGTATATACCGATCGTCTGCCGTGGTTTTATGAAGACCTGGACGCCACGGTCGAACTCCATATTCGGATCGTGAATAAAGATGCCACGAACAACGGAACGTTTACCTTTGACCTGATTAGTGAGCAGTTCGCGTAAAGGAGCACGTGTATGGCCGTCGTCTTAATCGAAGGGTGGGACTACCACAAGAATAATGCCAACGTCGACCTGAACGTCTCAGGAGGGCAGGGATGGTCGGCGGGTGGATTTGGGACCGCGACGATCCCGTCCGCGGCGTCTGACCCATTCTCACGGCAATACCTCGCGTGTGCCACGAATAACGCGATGCGGTCGTATGTGTTTACAGGGAACGCGGAGTGTGTCGTCTCGACGTGGTTTCGGAGTCCGTCAACGGTGAACCACTTCTATCTCGAATTTGCCAACTCGGATTTATTCGCCAACCATATCTCGTTACACGGTGGCCAAAATCGAAACGGATCGTTCCGGATCATGCCGAATAATGGTGTCCCGATGTTCTCAACCGTTGGGGGCGGCGGCGTCATCAAGGGCGTGTGGCAATTCTTGCAGATGTACGTCAAAATTAGTGACACGGTGGGAGCCGTCAAGATTGAACTCGACGGCATGACGTTGTGCGATAAGACGAACATCGATACACGGACCGGTTCAGGCAACATCGATGTGGGGCGAGTCAGTCTCCTCGGCATTTGTGATTGGGGAGACACGATCATCCGAACCGGTGTGTCCACCTTCTTGAAACCGTTTGAAGTCGTGCCGTTTACGCCGAATGGGGACGGAGGCACGTTGAACTTCACCGCAACAGGCGGGTCCACCCATTATACGGAAGTGGATGACGGAGCCTCTCCTGACGATGCCACGACCTACGTGTCGAGTAATACCGTCGGGCATATCGATAAGTACACGATGCCGGATAACAGTGACACCCGCACGATTCTCGGTGTGCAGCTTCAGGTCCGCGGCGAGAACAACGCCTCGTCGACCAACAAGCTCATCACCCGTTTAGAAGACGGGACGAACGTCGTCTCATCTGCCGCCATGACGGGTGTCTCAGGGTATCGCTTCTTCTCGTACGTTCGAGAACTTGCGCCTGACGGCACATCATGGGATGATACGGATTTAGATAACCTCATCGCCTCATTGGAGATTTCAGCATAATGCCAACGATCTATGGCGCAGAAGGATGGGACCAATACGCGAACGCCGGACCGGTACAAGCCGGTATCGGGTATGGTGCGGTCAGCGGCGGGTTGAACCCCTCGACCATCAGCACGTCGAATGATAACTTTGGCCGTCCAGGGTATACGACTGCCGGTATTCTGTTGCCGTGGCATATTGATATCGGGAGCAACATCAGTGAAATCTACGGCGCGTGGTGGTCGAACCATAACGTGAACAACGCCGATAACCTGGAACAGTTTCTTGAGTTTCAAGATACCGAGACGTTTGACGCGGGATTCATGTTCTGCATTAAATCATTCGGCGGCAACGGATCCGTGGAGATTCTCAAGACGAACGCGACCGCTGGCAGCTATACCGGTCTTGTCGAGCATGTCACGACTGTTCGTGGCTCGGCGGGTACCCATCTGTACCATTCGGTAAACGGTCCGGAGTGGTCCCATTGGGAAGTGTATTTCAAACTTCACGCATCAACCGGTGAGATTCGCGTATGGCAGAACGGCCAAACGGTGTGGCATCGGGCGGGATTCGATACACGAGGATTTGCCGGAGCCACGACGTTCAACCGCATTCATTTCGCAATGGGTGGGTCGATTCCGTCAACGCCCGTTGCGGACATGATCTTCAGCGATACCCGTGTTGGGCGTCACGAGATTCGTCCCTTGCGCCCGAACGCGGCTGGCTCGAACTCCGCATGGACTGCCGTCGGGACCGGCTCCGCCAACTATGATCGTGTTGATGAAGGGAACGCACCGGACGATACCACGACCTACGTGCATACCGCGACCGCGGCCAACATCGACTCCTATAATTGTGAGACCTACACACTTGGGTCGACGGAAGAAATCATTGCCGTCGGCGTCAACGCACGCGTACGAGCCAACCGCGCCAACACCCTGAAGGCGCGACTTCGGATCAGTGACGGGACGACCGTCGTGAATAGCGCGGACTTCGTGCCCCCGCAGGGAAACTGGCGTCATAAGAAAGAGTACTATACCCTCGCGCCCGATGGGGGTGCATGGGATCAGACAGATTTGAATAACCTACAAATTGGAATCGAGTCGAGGGCCTAATGTCAATTATTCATATGGAAGGATGGGATGGACTGCCGGTTGAAGCTCCGCTCACATGGGGCGGAGGCGGAGGACCACGCCCACGTATCGCGCTCAACTACATGGACGCCTCCACCACAGCGGCCAACCGTTCACAGGTCGTCGGGACCGGTGGAAAGTTTGGTGGGCGACACTTTAATTTGGGCACGAATGCAAATGAAGGGGTCGTCCTTGGCCCTGCCTTTTGTTTAGAGGAAGTCATCGTCGGCATGTGGTTTAAGTGTGGGGCCTTGCCAGGATTTACCGGCGCAGGGTACGTGTGCCAATTCGTGACGAATGCGTATGAAAACTTTCCTGGCCTCTTCATTGATTCGGACACCACTGGCCATTTACGCCTCGTGCGCTATACGACCGCGGTCTCGACCACGACGCCCGTCGTGTTGCAGGCCGGTGTCTGGTCGTTCCTCGAATTTTATGTGCGGATCCATGACACGCTCGGAGCCTGGACGGTCCGGAAGAACGGCATTACGGTGCATGAAGCCACTGGTCTTGATACGAAGCAAGACGCGACGACGATTCGGTCGGTGGGCTTGTACAAGCCGTGGGCTGGCAATAGTCTCAAATATGACGATCTCTACATCATGGATCCAGCCGGAGCCACACCGAACACGTTTCTCGGACCGATCCGAATTGATCGGATCTCCCCGACCGCGAACGGCACCACGAACAACTTCACCCCCAACACCGGCTCGAACTTTCAAGCCGTCGATGAAGATGAACCGGATAGCGACACGACCTATATCGAATCCTCGACCGCCGGTCATATTGACGAGTACACGATGGGGGACATTTCTGTGAGCGATCCGGAAGTGCCAATCGCGGTGGGTGTCAATGCGGTGCCTCAACGGTATAGTCACCTGGGAAAAGATATCAAGCTCCGCTTGCGCGATGCGTCCGGTGTGCAACAGAGCGCGGCCCTTGAAGTCAACTATGCCTACAAACGGGGTATGATGAAACAAATCTTCGATAAAGACAGTCTCGGTGGGGCCTGGTCACAGACCACAGTCAATGGCGTTGAAGCCGGAGTGGAGTTAGCCTAATGGCGGAATATCGGATTACCTCAGTCGGAGCCGAAGTTGCCTACGAAAATGCGACATCAGATGATGTCTCGTTGACGAATATCTCCGCGGAACTCATGTTGCGGTCGAACGACCCCAAGGTCCGCGTCACGCAGGTCTTCGCAGACGTGTTGATCCAACTCGAACCCCCACCGAAGCGGGTGTTCCCATTACCGCGTATCGAGCAACAAGCCCATCTGTTTAGCGTGGTAGGCAACCATAAACAGCCACGTTACGGGTTCCAAGATACCGGTTTGATTCCATAGGGAATTTTGCTACACTAGGAGAACTATGGCGAAACAAGTCTTCACAAACTTTGCGCGGACGACTCTGGCGGCGGGTATTACCGGCGGTCAGACCTCCATCACCGTCACGGACGGGTCGGCCTTTGCGTCCCCGACTGCTGGCGATTGGCAGGTCTGCGTCATCGATAACGGCACAACCTTTGAAGTGGTGCATCTCACGTCTCGGTCTGGTGGGACGTTCACGATCGTTCGTGCTCAGGAAGGCACGAGTGGATCCGCCTTCTCAGCGGGAGACTCGATTCTGGCACCCGTCACCGCGGCCTTCGCCAATCCACTCACCGAAATCAATCTCAGTACCTTCGCGTTGACCGGTGCGCTCGCCGCCACGAAAGGCGGAACGGCACAATCGACCTACGCAAAAGGTGACACGCTCTACGCGAGCGCCGTCGATACACTCTCGAAGCTCGTGATTGGGTCCAATGGGGCCATCCTTCAAGTTGCCACAGACGTACCGGCATGGACGACAACCCCGACGATCGACCAGATCACCCTCGGTACCGCATTAAAAGGCAGCGCCACGAATCCCGCCGCGGCTGGCGTGATTCGTCTTGCGAACGGGCAACTCGTGGCATGGCGGAACAACGGCAACACGGCTGATTTCTCGCTCACGATTGCGTCCGATGATATCCTCGCATTACCGGCAACGTCCGTTCGACTCGCCAACGACAATTGGCTCATCGGTCGCAACAATGCCGGTACAGGGAACGTCAACATTGCAAAGGTGAATACCAATGACAACGTCCAATTCGGCAACAGTGCCACAGACCAAAAGTTCGGCTTCGGAGGCGCTCCCACTTTCCTTCTCCATGCTCTCGGCGATATTGGGTGGAAGGTCACGAACTACACGTCAGGACCAACCACTATCGCGGATACGGTCATTGCTACGGGCGATGCCACTGGTGGTGCGTTCACGCTCAACCTCCCCGCTGCCGCCAGCAGTGCCGACAAAATCGTCATCGCCATCAAAATCGACGCAAGTGCAAACGCCGTCACCCTCAGCGGAAACGGTAGTAACATCAACGGAGCAGGCAGTGTGAGTTTAGCCTCACAGTACGATGTGGCTATGGTGTTCTGTAACGGAACACAATGGTACCGGATCGTGTAAAGGAAGGCGGGTTATGGCATTGGAGTCACCAGAGGCAATGATAATCTCACTGTCGAAAGACGTGGAACGAGTCACCGCAGCCGTTCACGAGAACGCGGTGCTCTTTCACGAGAACCAGAAAGCTTTACAAACGCTGTTGATCGAACTTCGTGAGCACAAAGCGATTGACGACATGATTCACCAAGATGTGAAGCTCATGCAAGAACGGTTGTACGGCATTCAAGGGTCTCCTGGGATCACGACAAAAGTGCACGATCTCGATAATAAAGTGTCGAATATGTGGAAAACGTTATGGGCAGCGATTGGGGCTCTCGTGACAGGTGGGGTCGGACTCTTTCTCTCAAAGCTTGGGTAACCGCGTCGGATCTGAAGCCCAAAACTCTTTGACGCGCCACAAATATTGGGCCTCCTGACGCGAGACACCAAACACCGTAATCACACCATGCTCATCTCGATACGGAAGCACGTGTAGCGTCACGATCGGAGTCGGACGCAGGGGATCCTTCGCATAGTCACCCAACGAAAAGAGAATCGGAAGACGGAGGAACGGCGCAGATGGAGGTTGGAGCTTCAGCCAACCAATCCGTGTGTGCGGCTCTTCGAGCGTCCAGACTTCGGTATACGCTTTCAAGCCGCGCACCAATGCCGGTATAAGCTCAGGTGGAATTAGACACGGATCGGTTTGTTGAGACATGCGCCCCTTGCCGCGAGTTGTTTCCATTCCTCCTGCGTAAACTCCCCGCGTTTGCGACAGTGCTTGCAGATAGCGACCGTGGTCGTCGCCCGACGCACCATTTCTAGCCAATAATGTTCACACGGGACAAGCGATAACGGCATACGTGTTACTCATCTTGTAGCGCGTATAACTCCGAACACAGCGCGTCACAGTAGGCTTTCCGCCGGTCAAGGTCGGGCATACTGAGAATGTGTATCGTCTCCGCGCATCGATCAAACCCATGCTTGCAGAGGAACCCATACATCGCCAGATCCATTAACGATTGGTGAGACGGACTCACAGTGCGCGTCCCGTCGTCTTCGACGCGAAACAAACCCGCGGGAGCGTAGAAGACGAGGTCGTGCGAGAGTAAGTCTTCGACGGCCAACGCTTCCCATTTTTGACGGGCCTCTTCGGTCATCGCGGCCCCACACCGACGCAGCGCGTACACATAGTTGTCGAGCGCACACCGGTCGGTCACATACGAGGTTCGGCCTGCGATCTTATCCTTTCGACGCTGCATAATGGCGTGCTGTAATTCCAGCAGCATACCTTCTGTCATGGATTCTTGTGCATCTTCATGCAGCACATTCATTTCGGCCATGACTTCCCGTGAGACACTGCCGATGTACGGCACGTCCCACTTCTCGGAGAGGTATTTCGCCATCGTTGTTTTGCCGGTTCCCCCTGATCCTGTAAAGGCGATTTTCATTGGTTCGCTCCTTCATGCCATTCCGTCTCACGCTTCATAAATTGCGAGAGTTTTTTCAGGTACACTTCCATGTTTTTTGCGGTCCGTGTGGGATTGGTCGCGTCATTGTAAAACATAAACGCGTCTCGCTCGCTCTTTGGCGTAAACGCTTTCCCCCCAGACGTGAGAAACTTAAACGGCCCACCAATCGTCTGCCACTCTCGATTAAAGACTTCAAGGTAGCCGTTCGAAAGAAGACGGATCCCATACGGGAGACTAAAAACGCGTGCCGGTCCGATGTTACTCATAATATCCTCCATTGATCCCCTTCATTAAAATCCCCGCCTCTTCACACATGGTACGAGACACGAGGATCGAATCTTTCCACCTGAGTTGTCGTTCGGTCAATTGGTCCTCTGCAACTTCATACCCCACGATCTTGACCACACCGGCTTGAATCGCCATCTTACAACACTCATTGCAAATCGGTGGGACCAGGAAGGACGGCCACACGTACAACGTGGCTCCTCGTGCGCGTTCACCGGCCATGAGCACCGCGTTCACTTCCGCGTGCACGACCATCTTGTATTTCGTGTCTCGGTCCTCGTATCGATCGGCATCATCGCGCACCCCACGCGGGAACCCGTTGTAGCCAAGACCCACGACGACGTTCCCGTCTTGCACGAGAACGGCACCAACTTTGGTGCTTGGATCTTTGGACCATTGGGCAATGTGCTCCGCCAATTGGAGGAAGCGTCGGTCCCATTTGGTTTGTCGTTCATTCACGAGGATCCTCTCCAATATGTTCCGTCACGACAATCACGGAGACGATGAAGCCAAGTCCCCCACCAAGGAGAAGAGGGACCACCGGTCCGGCTACGGCAGTCATCTTTGCGATCAGAATGCCGAAGCCGACCACGATCACCACACCTAAGAGGAGGAGATACACTTTCGCCGCCCGATTTAAGAGTCGCAGCCACCAGGTCCGCATCATTCAATGCTCCGTGATTCGTTCATCGAATAGAATGATTTCGACCCTCTTTCGTATGAGTGTACACCCATTTTCCTGTAAGATTTTTGCCATGTGGTTCATCGCATCCATCACGTCAGGAAGGGGCCAATCACCGGTCAGATTCACCGTCGCATAGCTAGTGGCCGCGGGACCGAGTTGCGGATGGTCACCGGTAATCTGTGAGAAGTACCACCCATACGGGAACAGGCATTTCGTTTTCACCGAGAACACATCGGGGACAGTACTGAGGGTGAGATGGATTTCGTAGTACATGTGTCGTGCTCCTAGATGTTAAGAGGTCGGCGCACATCTGCATAACACGCCGCGGTATAATTCAGGTATTCATCCTCGGTCAACTCGTACTGCTCACGCGCATCATCCAGCATGACGGACGCATACGGGACAGAGTCATGGATGAATCTTCCGAGCCAGCTTGTGCAGGAGACGGTAAAGTTGAGCGTCGAGGATTCCTTTTTTGGCCTCATGTGAATTTCCTTTGATCGTCGCGTTCCCTAATGCCAACTTGAACGCGAGGGTGCGTTGAATTGTCCAGCCAAGCGTGAGAGACGCGGCCTTCGTCCAATTCTCGGAAGCCGGTTGTCGCTGTAGCATGACACGGCAGACGGGACACAACAGGCGTTGCCCGTTGCGCTCCCATCGTCCATTGGTATACTCGATACCAATTTCTCCCGTTGGGAGTACGCCGTCAACCGGCAGTTCTTTGACGTTGTACTCTTTCATGGCCGTTTCTCTTTATCGGATCGGATCAGCTTGCCACAGTTGATACACCGTACCCACGTGTACAACGTGTCGTTATCAATGTGGTGCGGAGTCAGCGCCCCGCCACACTTCGGGCAGGGCGCTTTGTATATCGTGACTCTCATCGTTTGTTCTGGTGTCCTTTTTCCCTGTGTCCTTTACGCTCGCCTCGAACCACATCATTATAACAACGATGCCGTTGGACGAAGCTCTTTATTTGAGCGCAGGATTCATAGGGATCGATGGAGCCTTCCGGTCGAAAGGGACTGCCACGCTTAACCCCGACTCGTTCAAAGTGATATCCCTTGCCGATACTGCAACGGCCCCTTCCTTGTCTACCAAGTCAATCGGGAAGGTCGGCTGCACACCAACCGCCGGTTGCGCCACCGTCCCTTGGAGCGCGGCCTGTGTCTTCGCCACGACGCAATTCGCCGTGAAGCAGGCCCAGACCTGGTAGTCCTTCATGTCTGATTCAGTGTTGCGGTCCCAGACCAAATTGGCCGCGAACACCGGCATCGTCATCAACATCATCGCTGCACTAATAAATCCGGCACGTATCCATATCTTCATCGACAACTCCTACGATATCGACGTTTCCGTCTTGATTCACATCAAGGGCGATAAACAGAGGCACGTCGTTGGTGGAATAAACCAAATCGCCTTGGCCTTCAGTTAAAATTTGAAACATCAAAAACAACTCCGGCACACCGTCAAGATCCTGGTCATACGACCGTATCTCAAGACCGACGCTGTAGTTTGTCTCCTCTCCGACAAGATGTTGGGGAATTTTGTAGTTGGTCCAGCATGGGTTTGATGCCTGGGCATTCGCCGGTGTCCACAACAACATCGAGAGTAGCAGGATCAATTGTAGGGAATACATATTGAGGACGCTGGATAAACTTGAGATGGGTCCGTTCCGCGTACTCTTTCGCCATGTGGTACAAGGCATCCATCGTCTGCTGAACGTCGACAAAACAAGAGTTCGTAACCACCCGCGGAATTTCGGGCGTCGGGAACCAGGCCGCGGTGTATCCCCGACGCGGTCCAAGAGGCAAGCCAACAAGTACACCCGAAGGGGCACCTGCGGCATATTTCTTTGCGAGATTGTCGCGTTGCAGATCCGAAACATCAAGCCTCCTCGCTCGTGTACACGCTGGCAGTAGTTTCACTTCAACCCACAGGGTGAAGCCATTGATCGTGATATCTAAATCCGGTATGCCACCGGTCGCATAGTCCGCATGTTTCTGAACCGACGTAATTGTACCAGGATACCGTGTATGCAGGTACGATTGAAAGCTCTTTATGTACCACAGACGAAACTTATTCTCTGGCTTCATTCGTCCAAGCTCCTAAGTTCATTCAAGACCAAGACGAGGGTGCTCGCCATCCCTTGTCGAACGCGGGTCCGTGGGATGACGCCTTGCTCCACGGACGCGGAGTAGACCCCATACTTCTTTGGATCCACGCCAGCCGCTTTGAGCAAACTCAGCGTGTCAACCTCAACAACCAACTCGGTGCGCTTCGTCAACCGTACATGGTCAAACTGTTCTGGTGTCAACTGGCTCATGGTTGCCTCCCTAACATTGTTTTCGGATATACTTTAAGCCGTCTGCTACGACAACGTGCCGCCTCGCAATCGCCAGGATACTTCCGTCATTAATGGCGTCGAGCAAGCCCTCCACTTCATCAAGAAACGTGTCCCATGTCCCAGGATCGATGTTCTTTAGCCCGTCGAGTCGGCTATCGAGACCGGTGAGGTTCATGACGCGCCCCGCAACTTCTTCGCCATGCGACAATACCAACACGTCATGCGACACCCGAATCGTTTATGCGCCTGCCACGCGCTTCGAAAGATGCCATATTTTAACTTCATTTACAGTACTCCCGTTCGAGGTTCTTGAGGCTTGCCAAGACGGATCGGATATCGGGTTTCCCCACTCCTGAAAACTCATGGAGAAGACACGTAATGGCCCTCTCATTAAGCCCTTGCGATAACAGTTTTTGTACTCCGCGTGAGAGATTCCTAATCGCTGTCGCCAGGACGGGCCTCTCCACAATCTCTTCATCGGCTTGGACAATCTTCGCAACTCGTTGTTTCGGCATAAAAACCTCCGTAAATCATCAATCACGTCCAGAGGCACGAGATAACCGCCGTCCGTCACCGTCCCTACACTCCCTTTATTTCACACACATCAGAATCACAACCCCGTGGCGGACTTGCCTCGGTATCGAGTCTGTCGTATGGTACCTCCACCTTACGCAACTTTGATGCCATTGCTGCGTACTCCGAGGCCGTGATTTCTTCGTACGGAGCAAGCTCATAGGCTTGGTGCGGATCGTAGGGGAGAAAACTCACCGACTTCAATTGATGTTGGTAAATTTCCAAGGCGAGGGGGATATCCTTGGCCTCGTCCTTCGTGAAGTGCACCGTAATACTCACCTGATTGTCGGCCCAATACCGCTGCATGGCCGCGGCCAATGCCAGTTGCTCCCACATCGATACGTGCGCCTTCCCTTTCGAAAAGTAGGGCTCCTTAATCGGAAATTCGCACACCAACGTATTCTCTTTCCCCTGTTCCTGCCCGTAAATGTCCGGTAGAATCTTGTACTTCGCCTGCTCCAAGCGGGGGATGATCGGTGAATTGCTGGCGAACCGGATCCTCCGTATGTAGTGCTCGGCGTGCGGATAGTGAATGCCAGGTGTCGCGTTGGCGAGAATTGAGACGGTCCCTGACGGCTTCACACTCGTTCGCTTGATGCTTTCCGGTACCTGTAACCAATCGGAGTAACTGGCGTCCAAGCCGGTGAGGAAGTCGTATCCACGATTGCACCATCGAATAAATTCGGTTGCGCCGTGTTTCTGGATGGCCTGCACGACTCCGGACATGCTGCACCCAATTCTCCGGTTCCGAGCAATAATACTGTCCGTCTCTGGGATGCCGGTCTTGATGAGCGTCACCGTCTTGGCATAGAGATAGGCGAGCTTGAGGGTCTTCAAGTAATCGTCCAACGTCTCGTGCTTCGCCGGATACGTTTCTACGAGGCAACATAGCTCCCCATCCTCCAATGTTTGTTCGGAACAAGGATTAGTCCCCATTGCGAGGAAGTCCGTCCGTGTTGAAATTTGTCCATTCATCCGGCCAAACATACGTGCATTATCGAGCCAGAGGTACCCAGGCTCACCATTCAGTGCCGTGTGCGCGGCAGCTTCCCGATAGTCCATCCCGACGTGGGCGCGAATAGAGTTGTTGGAAAATCCTCGACGGTCCCGTACGAGTTCCGCATCGTCTTTCAAATGCAGAAATTCTTTGTCCCCTTCCAAGCCAAGCGCAATCTGTGCCGACCGTCGCACGTTCCCCGACACGACGCACCGTCCCACGAGATTCGCGGCATCGACGATGAAGGTCGAGTCAACCCGCTTATGGACGTACTGGTCACACAGCATCCGAAGACTCTTGTGCATTCGGATCAAGGGCTCTGGTCCGCTGCTGATCCCACCAAACCGTTTGATCGGCTGTCCTTTTGGCCTGATCTTACCGTAGTCAAACACCACGGTCGGATTCGGTGAAGACACGAAATACGAGTCAAGTAACACTTCCAACGAATGTACCCACCCTTCACGGGTGTCGTCGATCACGACTCGTGCCTCGTATGGCTGCGGTTTCGAAAGCACCATCTGTCCCGCACCGAGTGTGTCGTACCCCACGCCGACTCCAAGCATGGTCAGGTTCATCAGATTCGTAAACACCTGTGAACTCAGATTTCGTGACGAGACAAACGCACAGTTGTTCAGGACGGCTCCTCCGTGAGCTTCGACCGCTTCCGATCCCATTGCGTACAACCCACGACCAGGGGGTGTGAACTTAAACGTCACCATCCGGACAAACATTTCCTGCGCTGTCCGTTCGGCTCGTGCATTGTCCCATTTGCGATTATTCGTGATGCAATGAACCCGAAGCAAGTCGAACGTGCCGTTGATTACACGGGCGGCTGTCTCCGGCCACTGCTCTTTTCGGCCTTCATCCCACAGATTACGCGAGTAGGTCCGCCAGTAGGTGAACTCCCCCATGAATGTTTCGAACTTCACTGGAAACGAGCGCACAAATTCATCTGATAAAATGCTCATGTCGAGATCCTTTCACATCTATTCTTCTTGATCGATAGAGGTCAAAATAATATCTTCATCAACATGCTGGCCGGTACCGTCGGCATTCTGTTTCCACCGCCGCCGTCGATTGACTAACATCTTTTCATCGATATAGGATTTGAGATTCACGTTCATCACTTTTGACGCATGACACGCGACAATGTAACAATCCGCGACCTCTTCAGCGATAGAGGGAATGCGCTGATGCAACTCCTCGTCTGAGAGCTTGTAATTATCTAAATGCGCTAACCCTTTTCGCATGGCCTGGAACATCGTACGTGTCGCCGCGTTACTCACGACGCACGCTTCCATTGCTTCGAGGTTCTCGTCGCACATACGACGGAGCACCGCGAGGATATTCGGTCGCCCGAAACGCTCCTCGGCCCATGAGCCAATCGTCGTCTCGTCTTCCAGCAATCGCTCCAACTCACCAACCTCTATTGTCCGCGGACTCGCCACGACCTCCATCGTCACCCTCCATATCTTTGTTGTTTGTCTACCCCATTCTCTTGCCAGTCGTATGTCTTCAAAGTACAAATCAATAATGTGCCCTTGAATGAGACGGCCAGTATCCTCGACTCGACACAATCCGTAGCCAGATACATAGAGCCAGGTACCTCTCGGAAAGTGCCGCCAGTCTGCCGCGCACGTCCCTCGTTGTGCTCGTGTTCCACTTGCGGTGACTCCATCACTCCACACCGGATTGACACATGGCCAATGCCGACAATAGCCGGTCGTCACGAGCATTGTCGGCTTCGACAAGGCCAGGACGAGAATCGCTTCGGCGATCATACACCGACTCGCTCCATCCATCGCTTCAGTCGTCGAAGTTCCTGTATCCGCAGCGTCCCGACAATGCCCCGTTCATCGTAGAGGTTGAGATAGGGAGTCCACAACGTCCGTCCGCGCTCGGACAGTGTATTCGGCACACCGAGCATGTACCGACAATCATAGGTATCGTATCCATTACTGATGGACAAGCGAAAGTTCTTCCTGTTCATTGCCCACTCCAATTATCCGAAATCTGTGTCTCCCATAAGAGCGGCACGCGCAACAGGTGTTGGTGAAACTCTGGTGACTCTAAATCTCTCTTCAAGTCTCGTGCCGCTTCGTCATTGGGAATGTCTCCGTCGATCTCGTCGTGCACCGTGAGCCGCATCTTTGAAAAGTACCCTCCATGATACGCCTTCACCAATGCCATTTTCATCAGGTCTGCGGCAGATCCTTGGATCAGACGGTTCAATGCGATATAGGCTTTCTTCTTTCGCTCCGCAGGCCAATCAAAGCGCCGACCAAGTAAGGTGAGCGTTGGAATCCCACTGAGCGCGGCCCGTTTGCATCGATTGCGGAGGTCTTTGGCTGCGGGAAACGCCTCGTCATAAATGGCAACCATTTCCGCGGCTTCCTTCGTCGAGACATTCATCTCACGAGCGAACTTCGCGACGCCCATGTTGTAGAGCGTGCCGAAGTTAATATTCTTCGCTTTCTTGTACGGGAGCCGTCCCTTCAAGACATGCTCAGCCACGAACTTATGGAAATTCGTGTCTGGATGATCGACGTACGCCGCAATCAACTCAGGGTTCTCGGAATAGTGGGCGAACAGCCGGAACTCGATTTGAGAAGCATCAATAGACAAGAAACGCTGGCCATTTTCCGGTATGAAGAGCGAACGCAGGAGGTAGGCGTCCCCGATCTCTTCAATTTGGTTGGCTGTCGCCCAAATCTGTTGCGGCTGTGCCCCTTCACCCATTGACGAACATGAGAAGCGACCAGAGACGGCTCCGGACGTGCTTCCTTCTTCGTCTCGATCACGAAGCTGATGCAGTTGAAACCGGAGGATCGGTTTCGTGGGATCGATAGTCTCGACCCACGGAATGAGAAACGTATGAAGGAGTTTATGAAGCTGCTTGGCTTTCAAAATCGCCTTCACAAACGGATGGTCAATATGTTTCAAGAACTTCTTGCCGAAGTGGGGAGAGACGGCGAGCATGTCTTTTTTACACTTCCAGCATGTGTACACTTGCCCGTCGTGCTTATAATCTGGGAACGATTCTTCACATTCGGGATTCGGGCACTTCCAATTCCACGGATACACAATACCCAGACGGTCGCACACTTCTTGTGTCTGCTTGCCACTGTTCATGTTGATCCCGCCGATCTCACTTTTCACCGCATCGAAATCACGTTGGGCGAGATCAATCCACGATTTTGCTTTGGCATGATCGAACAGCAAACCATTCTCCTGCATTTCGACGACCGGCTCGATGGTCTGACATTCAAGATCGTAGACACGAAGCACGTCACGCCGTTTGAGAAATCCGTGGAGTATCGGATCCAACAACCAACAGAGTCTCGTGTCTTGTTCTGCGTAGGCTCCGACTTGTTCGGGATGCACGTTCACGAGGTTCGACTTGTCGAGGCCGGTAATCTTTCCGGCTTCGCCAAGATACCGTTTCGCGCACCCGTCCAGAGAGTAGCTCGGTGCATCAGCATTATCGATGATTGCTGCGTGCATCGTGTCTCGGAACGTGTTGCCGTGGCCGATCAGATTCAGCCCGTCGTGGCGCAACCCTGGAAGGTCGAACCCGCCGATGTTGTGCCCAATCACCACCTTGTTCCGCATTTCCCGTTGCAGCCACTCGTACAGAGCCGCTTTCGGAATATTCGGGCCAACCTTATGCGCGATGGGAAAGTACCGAAACTCGGCTTGCCCTGGTCCGGTCTCCACACCGAGAGACACCCCTATCGGGTAGTCTTCCCCGTAGATATTAAACCCCGTCGTTTCAATGTCGAGATAGACATTCTTGTACGGTTCCAGGTTAAACGGTCTCGGTACTTGATAGCCCATTATCTCCTCTTTTTCGGTGTCGAAAACGTATCGTATACGCCGCGGCCAACCGCCAACACGAGCAGAATGGCGGTGATGGCCACCATAATCGTGCTGTATGCGATCACTCCTTGCAAGATTGTTACCTGACAGAACGGAGTCGTGAGGGACTCGATAATGGCGCTAAACATCTTTTTTCTCCTCCGAAAGTGGGCGAGCCGGAATACCTTTAATGACCATATTCAATTCTGTCACTTCAGTATCCGGAACACGCGGTTGTGTAAAATGGAACACCACCATCCCGTTGTCGAATGTGGCATTCACAAGCTGTGCGTCCATTGGCAACCCGACGAGGATCTCAAAAAGCATTCCCATCTTGTAACCGGAACGCATACACCCTTCAATGAGGGTCGCTTGGACAGGGACCGTAATCATCTGTTGATCTCCTTCCCATCCAGAATAAGTTGGATCTCCTTCTGCGTTAACTGAAAGTCACGCGCAAGCAGATACACGCTATGCCCACAGGATCGACGGAACCGTATGATATGATCACGGTTCGTATTGTCGATCCTGTCGTCCGTTCGGTTATCGTCCTGCCCATGCACAGAAATCACAGTTCCCACTCTGAGGCGGCTTCGTCCGATCTGGATGATCGACGAGCATCTTGTGAACCTCTTGAATTTGTGCCATCGCACGATCCGCATTGGCCTCGACCTTTTGCAGAACTTGGTCGAAAATCAGATTGACCGACCCGACCGCCACATCACGATCCTCCATCGACACCGGCACCATATACCACAGGAACGCCTCGCCGGTCGTTGGAATCCCGTTCTTCTGGAAAATCAAATCGTACGTATCCATCTGAGCGCCATAGTACTTTGCGCCTTCTCCTGGCTCTGGCCGCTTGGCTTTCGACTTCCCGTCCAGAATCGCAAGTGCCCCGTCCGAGTCTCGAACAAGAAGATCGTCGATTGCACCAGAGATCCGATAGCTCTGGTTATCGATCTTAATATTAGCCACCAATCCACCTTTCCAATCACGCAGGCTATTTAGCCAGCGTTGATCCTTGTGGAGCGAAAATTCCATAATGCTCGGCTCTTGTGCCGCTAACGTCTTTAAGGCCGGAGGCAGGACTCCGCGATATTGATCGCAGTAGTTCTTCTGCGCTTCGTCTACCCCACGAGGAAGCGTTGGGAACGGCCCCATCGGGCGTTTCTGCTTCCACAACACGTGTTCCCACATGCAGCGTTTACAGTCACGAACCATATTCAAGGTTGTCGGTGATAACCAAATTGTAGGAAACATCAGCACTCCTTTGTTGAGGGGAATGGATAATTATTCTCTTCCGCCATATATAAATCATCGATGAGGACCAACTCTTTCTTCGCTCGTGTCACACCGACATAGAACAACCGATGTTCATCGTCCTTCGTGTCCATCATGTTCTTAATCTTGTCGGTCAAGCCGGAGCAGAGATACACGCGGTCAGCCTCTTTCCCTTTCGCGCCGTGTATCGTCGAGAGTTCCATTGTCGGGTTCATACACGTTTGGAGACCGTACTTCCGTATACCAAGTTTGATGCCAGGGAGCACTTGTGGATTGATCCGTGGAAGTAAGAGTTCCCACCAAAACGGGCGATTGAACAGTGTATTGTCCAGCAACTTACGCAACGGAGGGATCGAGACCGCGAGGTTTCGTTCGTGAAGCTGTGGGAACTTCCCTTCGATCTTCGTCACAAATGTCGGAGGCAACACGTACTTTGACATGCGCCAATCGTGGTCGGACAACTCTCGATGCTCCCACCCAACCAGCGTTTGAATTGTCTTCACAGAACGTGTTTCCCACGGCGACCGTTTCCCGCGATAGGGTACCCCATCGACCAGAAGAATGTCTTTCACACGATCCAACATGTAATCGTTTCGCGTCAAATAGAGTTCACTGTCGCGTTCATTGAAGCGCATCGTGTCTGACAATGCCGCCCGAACAATCTGTCCCTCGCGTTCGACGTTCGTCTGGATCGCCTTGTCTTGTCGGTACGAGATTCGGTCGGCAATCTTCAGCGAGTAGTCGAGGATTTTCTTCGGTAGCCGATAGGTATGGTCCAATTGACGCACCACGCTACAGTGCCAAGAAAGAAAACTATGAACATCAGCACCCAAAAAGCTGTAGATACTCTGATCATCGTCACCAACCACATAAATTGTCCTCGCTTCCTGGTAGATCCGAGAGACGGCGTGCCACTGTAACGTCGTAAGGTCTTGAGCTTCATCAATGATAACCACATCGATTTTTTCAGGCGTGCCCTCTCCTGCTGCCACTTTCTCCACCACCGTTGTAAAATCGATATAGGCTTCATGCTTCTTCCACTCCTCATACCGTTCAATAAACCCACTGTTCAACCCTGATGCCGTAAACACATCGTCGATTTCTAGCTCTCGGCACTGATCGAAGACACGTTTACTGTAGGACTGCTCGTTGCGAAGTCGATGATACAAGGACAGGGTTTGTTTAATCGCGGAATTATTCATCCCCATATGATCGACCGTCTGATAGAACTTGAGTTTCACATCACCCTGCGTCTCGAAGATACACATCGGGGGAATGTTCAGGAGTTTCATACAATACGCATGAATGGTGTGGACGCGTGCCTGTGGCGGGATATCGCCAAACATGGTACGCATTCGACGGTGCGCTTCCTCTTTCGCGGCACGTGTAAATGAAATAAACAACACACTGTCTCCGGCCATCACATGATCACACAGCAAATCAATACAGTACGTGGTCTTCCCCGTACCTGGTGGCCCGTAGACTTTGATACGTGTCTGTTCCATTTAATCCCACAATGAATCGAAGTGTCGGACGAATGCCGGAAGTATAATAGTCTTGAACGTCTGCATTTTCTTTTCGTGAAAGGCAATCACTTCACGTTTCGCGGCATCCGTCATCCCAGGTACAAGATCGATCTCGTCCTTGTGGTACCACTCAAACCAGTCCGCGGTTTCGGTCAACCAGTCCTTCCAACGCGTCAGCGCATACTCAAAATCAACAGGTGAACCGTGTTCATCGACCGGTAGGTTGTACTCCTCACAGATCCACGTCGGACACCCGTGAGCCTCACGTGCCATGTGACGCAGCGCCGGAGCCAACACACCGGCAAGATAGTGGTCCAACGACCACGTGTCGATCGGTGCCCACCCGTTCCACCCGCGATAAAAGAATGAACCGATTCGACGAAGTTGCCAGCGGATTTCCGCGGCCCACTCACTAGGAGTCATTCTGTAGGGAATCATCGGTGTTCTCCTGTTTCGGGTTAAATTGAGACCAATCCAGGTCTTCTAACATGCTGCCTGGGGTCGCCACAGGCGCGTGTACAATAACCTCGCCGGAGATTTCTCGAACCTCTTCGGTCTTTGTTCGTGTAATCTCGGCATCGGCAACCTGCTTGGTCCAGATCCCACTATAGAAACGATCTCCGATCTTTCTATCGATCTTCTCCCATCCATTATCTTCGAGAAAGGTCGCGGCTGCGGGGAAGTCCGGTTTGCCGGACATCACCGGCTTCACCCGTCGGCAGAAATGCAGCAAGCTAATATACACACGATTGCCTTCCACGTACGGATTTCCCAGATCAAATTCTGTGACATCGTTCGTGCCTTGGTCGCGGATCCACTGATCGAGGATCACTTCCGACATACCTGACTTACTGCGCTCCTTCGCCACACGTACTTGTTCAGAGAGCGCGGTCCAACGTGCCGTGATGTACGTGTCCCAATCTTTTTTCTTCACAGACGGAAGCATGACGTTCAACGTATCGAGCGTATACTGCCTGAGTAGATCGTAGTTAAATAGTGCCTTGGCATCGCACACCACCATCTTTGGACAGGTACTCAGCTTCACGTAGTACCGTGTCTCGTTCACTTCATCACCACGAACTTCGATCCGTTCGATCTCAGGAATGTTCGACGGTCGCATCGATGCCGGTGGACCGTACGGACGCATGGCACACTTCACTTTGTCACACACATCAACCAACGGTGATTGATCGCATCGATAATTGTATTCGTGCTTCAGCACACTATCGAGCGTCGTGTTGAGTTCACGACTCGGAACCGAAGGCGTACAGACCTGTGTGTTGATGACATCAAGTACCTTCATCGTGTTGCCACGATCTAACTGAAACTTCTTTGCCGCGAACACGGTAAAATTAAAGAGGGCCTCATTACGTTGCCCCGCCGGTACACCGTCCTGCACCAATCGCTCAAGGCATGGAGGCAGTTCTGTCGGCACGAGCACCGTCTGATCCGCCGTCACACTAATCTCTTTTGGATCGAGACGAACGGCTGTGTCGAGAAATTCTTCGAGACTGTATTCAGTGCCGTCTGATTTAATCGCCTTTCGTGATGAATCTCCGAAATACGGGAGATTGATCCAGTTCCCTATGCCGCCTTGCTGCTTGGCTTGCTTTGGGAATATTTCTCTAGCCTTACGATAATCGATACCAAGTACGGTACGGAGATTCTTGAGGAACGCAATGAAGACGGGCGCGGGTACCCCTGGTTCTTGGATGAAGACGTAGAGGTGTGCCCCACCGCTTTTGCTACGGCATACCATCGCTCTAATGCCGAGTGCTTCGAGCGCCTTAACAAGTGCCTGATGATCGAGTCCTGCATATTGATCTATATCGATTGCACCGAAAACGCATGTACCATCGTCACGAATTGGGACAATCCCAAGGCTGAGTTCACCGGCCAAATGTTTCCGGTAATCCTCGACCGTGACCGTTTCTTGTACTGTTGTCGCCTTCCCCTTCGCCTTGCTTCCCGTGACGAGTTGCGAAGGGTCGGTAGTAGACACATACCGGCCCTTCGCTCTGGTGAGACCCGCGAACAGAAGTGCGAACTGTTCTACTCGTATCTGCTCCATTACTCCTCAGTCACTTCTCCGTCCAGTTCGCCCTTGAACGACCTATGTAGGTTCGCCCCTTCTGCTACGAGTGATTCGTCGGACGGTCCCGCAACAGACACCACAGGTACGAAGTACACGCCTTGTCCGGCTGTCTTTTCGACCGTATGGAGTTTGTACGTCGTCATAAAGGCCGGTGCGCCCACCTTCTGACCGCTCGACAGTGTGATCTTTCTCCCTAAGATCAACGTGCTCCACGTTTTGCCAGCCACGAGCGAAGCCGACTTGAAGGAAATGACCATCGGTTGCTGTGACTTCTGTTCAATCACCAAGAAATTGAGGTACTCTTTGCAGTCGGTGCCCTTGCCGTCTTTCCCCGACCCCCACTTGGCAAAGTCACACCCTTTACACGTCGGACTGTAGTGTCCGCCGTCGATGCCGTTCCGTGAACGACAATCAAGCGCATTGTTGGTGAACTTGAGACGGCTGACGGAATACTTGATAGGGGCAACCGACACCGTATCTCCGTACACTTCTCGTGTCACGGAATTGAAAAACTGCCCGACCATCAATCCATCGATGTACTCCGGCTTGCTCCGAATCATCTGCGGGGACAACGGCTGAGCGATCTGCAATCGTGGGATCTGCAAATGCTCCGGCCTAATGGCCTCCATCCCTAACACACCGTGACTCGCAGCTAACTGCTCCTCGGTGAGCCCTGCCGCGGCCAAGGCTTTACTTTGATCAATGACGGCTACCTCTTTACTCATAACGCCTCCTATCTGACTGTGGTTTTGTAGGTAATACTCAAGCCCATTGCATCACAAGGTTGTCCCTCTTCCAGCCGTTCGCGGACCAAAGACTCGGTAGTCTTCGGTGGAACGGACGGCTGAATTAAATTCTCCATCCCGTTATCACGTAGCCATTGCTGATAGACCTCCTTGTTCTCAGTTGAGACATAGAGTTTTGGGAACAATGAGAATGTGCCGAGACCATCGACGTTCAATGATGTGATCCCTTCCGCGTGCCACCGATCCGCTAAGACCTGCCCCAACGCTTCAAGATTTTCGGAAAGCTGTTGCATTCTGACTTCGAGTTGCGCCTGCTCTTCTCGGATATCGGCGATCTTCCGGCACAAGGACACTGATTCTCCGGTGCTGTACTGATCCATTAACGTCTGGATCGCGTCACGCCGTTGCTGTAACGTGTGTTTTTGTTTCTGCCATCCAGCCGTCTTCCGTCGTGCCATTAGAGCCACTCCTTCTGATACTCTTCCCACGTGATACAGAGAGGCTCAAGTCCCTGCTGCTCAAGAATAAAACGATCACCAAGCACCGAGATTTTCACGGGGTGTGGAAGCGATGGTACAATCATCACACTCCCTTGTGGGAGCAACGCCATCGTCTCGACTGTCCCGTATGGAACCTGTACAACCCAATCCTGGCCGTCGTCCCGACGATAGCGGACCGTCGCCAGCGCCCACGGTGTCCACGTCATCTGAGTCTCCGATACAATTGTCAACCGTGGTTCATCCATTATGTGATCTCCTCTATGGTGCGTCCGAGGACTGATTCACTCAGACGTTCTTTCTTCTTCAGTACATCGAGAACGGTGTTGTCGATGGTCTGTCGGCCTCGACATGTCGCCACGAGATCAAAGTACGTGACGTTATGTTTCTGCCCTGGCCGGTGTAGCCGATCTTCGGCCTGAACACGTGCTTCGTACGAATATGGATTCGTGAGAAAGACCGCCGCGTGCCCACGCGTCAAGGTAATACCAATCCCGCCTGTCACGACCTGACAGACCACAACCCGTATCTCCCCTTTCTGATACGCCTCTTGAATCGCTTCACGCTCCTTGTTTGGAGTCTCCCCATAAATCAAACCATGTGAAATCCCTTTTGCCTTTAACGCTGCGGACAGTTGATGAACCTCTGCGATGAACATCGCAAACACGACCATATGCTCATGTTCCTCTAGCAAATCTAATACCACATCGATCTTCGGATTCTTGGCGAAATGCTTGACCGTACTCGTACCGAGGCCGTCCGTTACCGTCAAATGTCCGCTCGTAATCTGTGACAGGCGGAGCAACTTCGTCAAGGCAATCGGAGCCATCGCACGATCCATTGAATCAGGAAACTCCGCGATAGCGTATTCGCGCATCTGTTCATAGGACCGTTCCTGCTCCGTCGTGAGCGGCACATCGATTCTGGTGTACAACTTGTCCGGCAGATCGGGCAGTGCTTGCTTCTTTTCGACGACGCGAGTAAATTTCGCAATCTTCTGTTTTAATTCACTGAGATTCTGCCAGCCCACGACTTCGACCGGCCTTCCGCCGACCGAGTAGCCGCCCATCTTCGCATACCGATTACGGAACGCGACAAACGAGGGAAACCGAAGAATATCAGGAGAAAGAAAATTCATCTGCGTGTACAGATCCAACGGATTCTTCGTAATCGGTGTCCCCGTGAGAATGTATCGTCGAGAGGCAAACTTCGACAGACGGAGCGCGGCTTTCGTTTGCAATGCGGTGCGGTTCTTAATTCGTGTCGATTCATCGAGCACCAATGTACTCGGAGCACTTTGACTCAAGATGACTGACAGCCAATCTTGGATCTCCGCACTTCGGAGTGCTTCATAATTCACAACAACCCATAAGGGGCGCGTCCGTTTGAATTGCAGGATCTCATCTGTGCTCAACAATCGCTTCCCCGATTCAATACGGTAGATGAACGGCTCAAGTTCGCTTGGCGTATGTACGTTGATCTGACCCCAACCCTGATTCGACCACGTAGACTTGACGGTATTCGGACACACCACAACCGTCAGGTTATTCCCGTTATCTAAGAAGAGTTGGTTCGTTCCATCGACAATGACCTTCGATTTACCCGTACCTGGTTCATCGAAGAAACCGAAGTACCGATTACTTCGCAAAATTTGAATCCCCTCAAGCTGATGCTTGAAGGGAGGATAGATATACGTGTAGCTCATCATTTTGCCACGTGCGCGATATCCTGCTCAGTTGGTTTCACAATCAACGGGACTTCGGATTTCTTCTCTCCTGGTTTTGGGAATATGTCGCTCCACACGTCCTGATTGCCCACCACGTCTTGACACGACATACGGTACGCATGGAACTTGGCGTGCTGCCAGTCACACTCGTAGGCTCGCATCGACATTTTGATCACATCGTTTGACAGCCTGAAACGATCCGGCAGGACCAGGACCAAGGCGCGGAACTTCTTGCCGTCTGTCTCAAGTGTCGGGTAGCTGTTCAGGAATCGGTCGGCCCGTCCGCGACTGTGACCAAGCTTCTCGATCACCTTCACCGTTGCCTCTTTTGCTTTCTCTGACCCCTCATAATGTAGATACACGCCAACGTAGAACATCAGTCTTCCTCCAATTGTAAGGGACCATTAATTGACACGGGTCTCTGAGATTCCTCAAGCGGCTGGCCCAATGGTACATGGATAATCTCTTCCGCCACGCCTCCGTCAAGGGTGACCCGCTTGAAGGACACGGTGAAATGATGAGTGACTTTAGGATTGCGGAGTGTAGCAATATGAAACGGAAGCTGTCTGAAGAGATGCTTGAGGCTGGATGCCACAAGCTCGGTCTCAAACGATTTGTCCGGATCGATAAAGTTCGTGAAGAGGACGCGGTACGTGCGAGGCGTAGCCTGACCGCCATCCTGAAAAATCAGATCGTACGCTCGATGTGGAAACCGACCGGCTAAGACTTCACCTTTCGTCGGTGGGCCTACCCTCTTTCGCAACTTACCATCTTTCCCCATCTTGAAGCCCAAGGGTACTTCTTTCCACGCTTGAGCCGTACGATTGAAACGACCGTTCTTCCGCTCCTGAGTACTCACGTCGTGAGTCTTCTTTGAGCGGGTAACGCGAGATTTCTTCAAGAGGGGTTCCTGGGTATCTGGTATCGAATTGTTGTCTGTCATAATCTGTACATGTATTCCATCTATCGTTACAAAGGTTCTTATCGTACCCATCGACCGGCACAGAGTCAAGTGGGACATGTAAGGGGTCGTCCGCATAACTCGGTTCTGGCCCCTGACACGTTACCGTAAGCAAGACCAGTGCCAACCCGCATAATTTCAAATTTCGGTGCATGAGTCACCTTTTATGGCTAAATCAACCTTTGCTAAGGGAAATTCTGTCGGCTCCATTTGTAGCGTCCGGATAAAGGCCCTACCTGCATACGGGACGTGGGGTAGAATCAGGTTGACCATCTGCTCCGCATATTCTCGGATCTCGGCCTGCGCGTGCACGTGGAGCCTCAGCCGAAGGAAGTGAAACAGGTTATGCAGGTTCACTGTCCCGACCATGCGAGAGAATATTGAGACGGGGAGCACTGCGCGTGCTAATTCACGAGGCCATCCCGCCTTGATTAGCTCCTCATAGGCTGCGTACGCATCACGGCATTGTGTCGTGTAGTTCGTAATCTCCGTCTCGCGCTTCGCATATTCTTCATCGGTCAGGACAACCTCATGACGCATCTGTTTGTTGCTCGAATGCTGTACCCCGATATCCGAGGGGGACGGCACGTAAAACTTTTCCGGTAGCTCGGTGTAGCGTGCGGAAATTTCGTTGTAGCTCCACGTTCGATGACGGTGCCATTGCCGAAACACAAAGATCGGAGCCTCGACTTCGAATGAACACACCACGGATTCAAACGGAGACGTGTGCCGGTTCTTCATCAAGTACTCGATCAGCTTCTCGTCTTTCGCATTTAGGATTCGCTCGTCACCGATCGAATCCTGCGCGTACGAGACGCGTGCGGCATCGACAATCGACTTATCGCCTCCCAGGAATCCGACTAAGGCCACATGGCCTTGTCCGTTAAGGACGTGCGCCTTCGTGTACATTGATCTCCTCCGGATTGTTGAGGGTATACGCAAACCGATCCAACACTTGAATCGGGGATTGAAAACTTGTCTCCGACCACGGCACCGCCTTGCCTCGATTGTATCCGTCGATATCGAACGTCGCCTTGGCTTGAGACTGCCCGACCTTATACGAGTGATTCAGTTCTCGCCTTGCGCGAAACACGGATGCCGCCATCTGTTCATGGTATCGTGGATCTTTGCGTTCCGATTCTCGTTTCTCGTGTAGCGTGTTGCGGAGTGAGACCGCGGCTCCAAACTGCCAACCGATTGTCTCGTTGTTCTGTGCCGCGGATCGCTCGATTAACCGAAGGACCGCATCGATTTTCTTTGCCGCGTATTCAGCGAGACCACGTTGTCCGATCACACAGAACGTCCGCGGCCTCTTCCGTCGTTCGATGAACGCATCGACCCAATAATACGCCGCGACCGTCTCCGCAATCAGCGCACCGAGCGCGTACCGATTGCCTCGATCCGCATACGTCTCGTTCGTGTAAACTCGTTTTACAAATCGTTCAGACATGTTTCTCGTCTTCATTCACAATTTGATCGAACTGCTTTGCCTTTTCGAGTAACTCCGGAATGACAGCTTCGACCAGTACGTCCGCGATACGAAGCTGCTCCACGGTATCGTGCATGGTTCGAGAGAGCGAGTACTGATCCAGCAGGTTTGTAACGGACGCGTACTTGTGCCAATCAATGAAACATGGGGTCAATCCGGTTAACCGGCTCGTTCTTTTTTGACTTATTGTGCTCACGTCGTAACGTCTCCCGTTGTTTAGTAAACTCCTCTAATGCCGTTGCTGCTAGGACCGATTCGATTCGAAACCCGCTTGACTCTAACACGCTCCGCGGACAATCGATATCCACGTCGATCACTTCCATGTTCGGATACGCGTACTGGATGATCACCGTAATCGGGATGAACTTCCCTCCCTCAAACCACGACAAGTCGGTTCGCCATACGGCAAGACCCCGCGGATCGCCCTTTGGTTCATGCTTCAGAATCACTCGATTGCTCCTTCTGCCAAATCTCAAGTGCTAGATCACGGAGTGCCTCGACCCGCTCCGAGGGAATTGCCCAATCCTTCTTGTCGTGGCCGTGAAGGACGGGGGGCCTCTCCTTTTCCGGCAGATCGAAGAATCGAAGTGCCGTCCGATTTTTGAAGTACAGGTACTCCGCGGAAAACATCGCCTGCGGAAAATTTGTCACAATCAACGAGACCAGGCACGCATGACCGGTCGGAACACTGAGCACCGCCTGTGCCGCCTGTAACATATCCTTCCGACAAAAGGGTGGCGCAAGGGGATAATAGTGTGCTGTATGAGCCGAGTACATTAAATTGGCAAGCGCGTATTCAAGAGGCTCTTCGTTGTCTTGAAACAGCGCGAGTTGATTTTCGAAGACCTTTCGATACTCGACTTCGAGACCGCGCAGACCTTGGTAGTACGGGCGATAGATCCCCGCTTCCTCTTCCGCTGCCTTCTCCAACAGGGCCGTCGTAAATGCGTTCACGTTCGTCCGCCTTTCGTTTTCGCCACTCCTCGAATCGTTTACGTGTCTCCACCAACTTAATTCGTGCATGATCGGCAATCAGCCTTCCACATTCCGTCTGCTTCGATGCCGGAAGTTCGTCGAACCATGCGAGCCACTTGCTCGTGCCTGGTTTGCACATTATGTGCGAGACGGGGAAGAAACCTAGATCGTTTCTCTTGATCGGCTTGCCACAGACATAGCAAGACCTCCCCGTGGGAGAGGAGCCCACATCGTTCTCCTCTCCCGCCTTTGATCGTTCGCGCTTAGCCATTGACCAATTCGTCCGCGAACCGATCTGTCACCGACCACAGCGCCCGATTCAAATCGACGAACGTATTGACTCCGGAAACCGGCCTCGTCAGCGAACGCTCCGCACTCTGACCATTGACAAGGATCGGAACACGGAGACCACGCATCGTATGCTCTTGCACGACCTGGTACACCGTGAACAAATCATTGGAAAGATCCGCTCCGCGTCTCCGATAGTCGAACGACTCGAAGTTCTCTTTCGCCAATGTCTTCGCTTTGCTCTCCGGACGAAGTTCGATCACGCGTCGGAAGTACTCGTACCGCTGCTCGACCGTCAGGGTGAGGCTCTGCCACTTCTGGATCGGCTCCCCGATCTTATCCACTTGCGCGACCATGTTGTCCAAGGACCGATAGATCCCATCCATCAAGACCTGGAAGCTCCCGATGTGACGATGTTTCGAATAGAATAAATCTCCGATGGATACGAGGGCCTGATTGTCACACCAACACCGATAGATGCCACCCATCATCCACACGACGGACGACGTGTTATGTGAGCCACCGAGCATGATGTTCGGAGTCACATCATCTTTCTTGAGTTTCCCCAATTTGAACTCCGGATGCCGGAGCGTGACCGCGTGCTGCACGTACGGAGCAAGACCACGTTCACGGGTCTTCTGTGTAACGCGTGTCTCTCCGACTTGATCCAAGTTCCAGCCCTTCAGCAACATATGGTTGATAATGTCGATGGTGTTCACGTGTTGATACTTCGCCGAAACCTTCGGCGAGGAATCGGTTGTAAACACTGAAGGCGCGAGGGACTTCAACGCGTCCATCTGAGACGCAATCCCATACCGCTCTTGATACGCCAACACACTTTGCATCGGGACTCTTGGTGTATTCATAAACCCTCCGTTTGATTGGTGAATGTCACTGATACCATTCTACAATGCAAACGGGATGCCCCGCTTAAAAAGTATAAGTGCTTGATATTACGTGTCTCGTTTTTCCCACATGTGCCATTCCGGACACAGCGTTGTGGGAAAAACGAGACATGTGAGGTATTTTAATCGTGCTCGACGCAATCAACCTCGATTTCGCCATTCCTCCAAACCGTCACTTCGGCATCGTCCCCAAACACCGTCTGAAACACATGTTCAAGTTCAGAGGCCGTCGCTTGCAACGATTCGAGCGCAGCCTCGACCGCGGGTTTACCGAGACGACCCAGATCGTAGGCGTCCAGGTACCCGTCGGCATTGTCCCCGTCTTCATCGTTCCCGTCCATCTTAACCGTGATCGTATTGATCCGAAACACACACGGCTCCCCGTCATTGAAGTGTGGCGTGTATTGTGTCCATCGAATATTCGTCATCTGCTCGTCGGACTCGAACAACGTGTTGAACAATTCGCGCAGTGAATTTTTCCCAATCGCTTGCACGTGTTGGTCTAACTCTCTCTTCTTGCTCAAAAACTCGGTGATCTCGTTCGGTATCATGTTACCCTCCAAGTTCCACTTCAACCACTTCGTAAAATTCTTTCACGGTCGGGTACGTTCCGTCATGCTCGTACCCACACGGCATGTCAGGGTTCCTCTTTAATTGTTCCGCGTTCAACCGCTTGCACTCAGCGTATGCCGCGTCTTGTGTCGTATAGATGACCTTCGGAATACCTCCCTGCCCGTTATCCGAGCGATAGAAAATTTCGTCGTTGTACTGCCAGTCAATTTCTTGAATGAGAAACATCGGAGCGTGAACATTCGCCTTCCACATATCCCCTCCCTAATCGACGATCTTCGTCGTATCAAATGGCTGTGATGGAGGCAAGGGTGCCGGTCGCCCTCCGTCGAATACCACGTCATCAAGATCCTCGATCTTGATCTTCCGTTTCACCTTCGGCCTACCACCAAGCCATGCGTAGAACGGCATGTCTTTTAGATAATCCTGTATCGTCGGAATGAAACCCAGGTCTTCGATCACGTGGTGCTCTGCAATGTCTCGCACCTGGACCGCCTTGCCGGACTCATTCGTGATGAACGTACCAAACTGAGATTCGCAAAGGAAGATCCCGAAGCTCGAATGTAGAATGGCGCGATGCCGCATATCGGGGAAGTGCGCCTTCGTTTGATCGAACCAATCATGGATATGCAGATAGTCTTCAGGACTTCCGCCCCACTTTTTCGCACTATTTTCCGCGTGAATCCAAGGTTTCATCTTTCGTGCCTCGCTTCTGATATTGTTGATAGATCGCTCGCTTCGCCTCTGGGGTGAGTTGATTGTACTTCGTCAGCGTCAACCCACGCCCTGCTAACCAGGTCTGAAACTGCTCCCTCGTACCTTGACGCATCATGCCCTCCGTTTTAAGGTCTTTAACAATTGAGCCGTACGGTATGAGTACGTGCCGGTCTCCAACCACGCATCGAGCACGAGTAACTGTGTATGCTTCACCGTACAGAACGGCAACACATCACGAATAAATTCTCTGACACGATCTTTCCGTCGGATACTGAGCGCGAGATACCCACCATTCACGTACTTGACTTTCGCATGATACCTCTCGGCAATCCGTCGCATCAATAACATGGTCCGACTATCGGACTTCTGTGTGATAGCGACCTCCGGACACCACCGCGAGTCGCGCTTGGCATAGTAAAGGCCGACTAATCCTTCGCCGTCGAAGAAACCTGCAATGTACTCAGCGGTCGGCATCATACGTTGACCGCCTCCGGACCTGTTTCATCGTCCGACAGATCGTCGCCGTCCGATCTCGTGCAACTATAACTACACAGCATACACCATCCAAAATTTCCCTCCCATTCAAACGCCCTCCGATGGCACATCGGACAGAATGTCGGCTCGGATCTCATTTAGTGCCACTCAACCCCAGACATGAAAATGGTAGCGGGGGAAGGACTTGAACCTTCACCATCCGACTTATGAGGCCGGTAATCTACCTTTGATCTACCCCGCTACACCACCACGAACGTATCGCTACGTTCGAGAAACACACAGACATACGGTCGCTTATAGCCGATATCGCACTGCGCCTGTCGAACCGCCTTGTTAATTGCCTCTTTTGCTGTTCGTGCCGCGACGTTGTATTGTGCTCTGTCCGGTATGCCCGTCTCCTTGAGAATTTTGACCGTCCACATGTACACCATTGTCGTCCCCCTCGGTTAACAACCGGCGAACCTGCTGCGCCTTCTGTTTGAGCACTGTGATATCGGACAGCGTCGTGGCATCTGTCACATAATCACAAAGCTGCAACATATGTGCCACTGCTTCACGAACGCTGACCATGCGCCCTCTTCAGTTTTCCGAGGACTCGATACGCCAGTGACTCCGCTCCCCATCCATACCGATGTTGAATCGGTTCAGGCAACGCCTCGTTTCCCTCGTCGTCAAAGACACGGTACGTACAGAGGGTCGTCGGTGCCGGTAGTCGATCCACCGGCTCGACACGACGGACCTCGTAAAATGCTAACAGCTTATCATTGATACTGAGCGCGATGCCCATCATATCTGAATCCCATGCCCTTCTTCATGCTGTCGTCGATTCGGTGAACAGCGTTTCTTGTCGATCGGCACCGCGGACAGGCCCTCAACCTGTCCCGCGACTGCCTCCGCCTCTTCTCGTGTCATGTTATACATCAGAACTTTGTCGATGCTCCGGATCTTCACCCCCCAGGTATAGTGACGTGGATCCGACCGACGCATTAGACTAACGCTCCATTCCGCTTGAGGCTTTCAAGGCGAAGCTTCATCGCCTTCAGTGACGCATCGGTTGTTGCGATTTCTTTCTCCAATTCACGCCGCTCGTCGTCGTTGACCCAGGCCGTGAAAAACATTTCCTCGATATCTTCCAACTTCCCCAGATCCTCATCGACCATCCCTCGTGCGTCGTACACGTGTACGCCCTCTTTCGTCACCGCGTAGTAAAACCGCGTCGCATCACGAAGCTCAGCGCCTACCGTGTAGCCCCATACATTGTGAGGATCCTCTTTGCGTTCATCCAACCGCAACGCGAGCATGACGAGCGTTCGAGCCGCAAGATACGCCGGTTCGTAAAACCCGTACCGCTTGAGCAACGACGGACAAATTTCCATCAACTCCGACATCACGCCGGACTTACCGGTCGGATGCCCGTCGTTATGCTGTGTAAGAATGGCCACCGGTCGGTCAGCCAAGGTCTCGTGAAATCCAATTTGCGCTTTCGTGCCCATCATCGCCTCCCTCGTGGTTAAGATATACACTGACTACCATTGACTCATATCGCGTGTGATAAACAGAACCTCCGGATTCTTCTCGCTCTCCTTTCTCCACGGCCAGTCTTCCAGCTTTACGTCCAACGCCTCCCCGCAGCAATCACACCCCTCGATCACGACATCTCGATCTAGCTCTGCCTCCGCCAGTGTGTTCAAGTGCGCCTTCAATTCACGTGCTCGCATCTCCATCCCCTTTCGTGAGAACTGTGCACTACGGTAGCAACTCCACATCGAAATCTGCATCGTGTGTCGGATGGACCCATCGCATACTCGGTGGACAGACGACACACCATCGGCCTTGTCCGGTCGGATCGACCCGCGTCTCAATCGTCCAGAGCGTGCCGAACTGCTTGACGCGTTCCTTCCCCTTCTTGGTCTTCCCCGTCAATTTGACCACACAGTGATTAAACATCGTTACACCTATTATTGGAGCCGGTAGAGGGATTTCAACCCCCGATCACTCGCTTACAAGGCGAGAGCTTTGAACACTAAGCTATACCGGCCTCGAATCCATGTATGCCCTGCTCCGCGTAGGCCGGATCTCTCCGGATCCTCCGCTTGAGCGCCACCGCCTCCGCGAAACTCTCACACTCGGTATAACTCTCCCGATGAAATCCACACAGCCACACGTAATGCGTCTCGCCGATTCGAACAATGCGTGGTTCAGATAGTGACATCGGTTCACCCCCTAATCTTCAATACGCAAACATTGATACGTGATGGCGACCACACCTAACACTCGTTTCGATTCTTCAGGGAACGACTCCGCGAACCGCTTGTACCCCTCGTACGTCCGGAAGATCCGACCGCACATCGGAGTCACATGCCCTTTGGTATACAGGCACGCTTGCCACACGTGCGTCAGTTCATTACCATCGGGCATCGTACGACCTCATACGGGCATCAGCATCGAGGCACGCGAAGCAGACGTACTCCGGCTCCCATTCGCCCTCGTCGTCAATATACACGCGCTTCATTCGCTTGATCACCTGACTCGTTCCCTTACGGCACCAATCGCATTGTTCTTCGTGCATGTTCGTCTTGCCTCCGTGTCTTAGTTGACGTACCGCAGGGACTCCTCACCGAGCACTGCATCGAACCGGCACAGGTCGCACAGGGCGCTCTGATGCTCCGTGTGTGTCTCGGTATCGAACCATCGCTCAGGTTCGTTCTGTGTCTCGCACGTACAATTTCCACACTGCTGTTCACACATGCTCGTCGCGCCTCCCATACCTGAAGAGAATGCAAACCCCGTACCACCGACGACGACCCTCGAACCCCTTGATAACATGACGCATGGCGTACTGCGTGTCTCGTGCTGTGTGTCGTCTTTCACACAGGGACCGTCTCATTTCTCCAACATCTGTGTTACTCCGACTTCGGTTGCCACAACGACCCATTCAATGCCACCTGTAAGTCCTCACAGACCTTCCGATGCCGGTGCTCCTCGTGGGCCAATGCCTTGACGTACGCGTTACAGGCCGCTCGGCTCGCATAGAGAGACGACCGTGAGACCTTCTGTCGCTCTCCGTTCGCCGTCCGGATCCAGGCCGTCTGTTCGTCCGGTAGAGATGTCACGGTGACCGCCTCGACCTCCGACAACCGTTGGTACCGTCCCAACACTCTGAACGCCTCGCCGTTCTTAAAATCTTTTCGTGCGGACAGTTCCATCCGATCCAGTGCGTCACAGATCGCCTGATAGGTCGTGTACTGTGATCGAAACGGGTACTCGCCGACACGCGTCTTCTCCGTCAACCCTTCCGTCGAAAACGTGATCTCTCCCCCGTTCATCGTACACTTGATTTCATGGTCCTTATACACGCCCCTGAAGATGCCCACTTCATGCTTCCCCATGTTATGCTCCTTTCAAATCAACAACTGTCATGACGTGCCTCGCTTCCGTCTCGGCTTCGGTGGATTCGTCTGATAGTCCAGCAATTTCCCGCGATGCCATGCCATCCGTCGCTCCGCGTCTTTGATCTGGTCTTGATGGTAGCGGACGGACCACGCGTGATTCTCGACGACAATCTGATTGCGCTTGGCGTCGTGCGTCATGTTCTCCGTCTCGCGCTGGCGCATGTTCTGAACGGACGTGAGCCATGCCGCGGCTTCATCGGCATACAACGACGCGAACGTCGCGTAGTCCCCGCTCGTCGATCTCAATTCAATCACCACGCCGCCTGGTTCAACCGTGACACGTGGAATCGACGCGACCTCAAAGCGTACCGCCTCCGGTGCCTCGTCGTAGTACGTCTCCACGCCTGGGGACGCGTCGAACCCTTTCCCGCAGGACTCGCACGCCACTTCCCATTCCTCCCCCTCGACGTTGACGACCCACACCGACTTGCGCCCCTTGCAGATGCTACACCGACGCTGCTTCGCGCAGGCGCGAAACTTCGCCATCCACAGCACGTCGCCCACCTTGACCGGTAACTGTATGTTCGCGCTCGTCTCCATCATCCCCTCCCTCGTCAGACCACACCAAGATACTGCCCATGTGACAGGCCCTCGACCGGATCGCCCCAATACCACACGTCCCAGAGAAAGTGTCGCGCCCGTCCCGCATTGACGCGTTGAACGGCCTGATACGTCGTCAGACCGTATTCATAACAGATCGTCTGCTCGCGCATCGGCTTCTGCCGGTCGAGCACTGGAATCAGGCGATAGCGTTTCTCGTGGTACATGACTCGTGTCTCCTTTACGAATAGCGAACTTCATCGAATAAACACACCTGCAAAAACACATCAGATGTCGTCGCGTCGTCGGAGCCCTCGACGAAATCCTGAAAATGGTGCGCGTAGTCCTTCGCCAACGTTGCCAACCCGCGGACCAATGCGCCACGCGTCAACGAGTAGGCATGGCCGTCGTCCGTATAGATTCGCACGCCGCCACTGCGCGTGAAGATCGCGGAGTAGAACGCATTCGACCCGCCCAATTCCTCGCGCTCCTCCCAGACCCGCTCGGTGGCTTCCGCCTCGTCGGGACGCGCCAACACCACGCGTTCCATCCAATAGTCACTGCCGCCCTCGAACGCGCCCACCAACAAGTCAGCCACGCGCTCCGCCAAAATGGTGTGTGTGATGGTAATCTCTAACGGTGCAAACATGGTGTCACTCCCTTCATGGTGAACTGATTAGACCCAATGTTGACGCGCATACTCGACCACGACCCGCTCCACGTCCGAGAACGTCCACGCCGGATCGCCATACACCGGCCTCGACGTGATGTACCGGACCCACTCGGCGACCTGCTCCGGCGTCTGAAACCATTCATCGTGAAACCCGAACTTGTTGTAGTGCGCGATGTGCCCGAAGCACATGCTCAGCCGGTTGTACTTGGCTTTGTGAAAGAGACTCAGCGGAGCGCCCTTCTCGATGAACCGGATCAGCCACGTGGCAAACTCCGCTTTGTCCTTCGCCGTCGACCATTGCGTCGCCGTGAACATCGTGGGATCAAAGATCGGTGTCATGCGCTTATTCCTTCCCTGTAAATGAGAGTTGAATCGTATGCCCCTCCGCGTGCAGCCGATCTACGTGCGGCTGCAACTCGGCTCGGAAATGTTGAGCGCGTCGTGCACCCTGCGCGTTCGTCCACAACAGCGCAAAGTGCTGCTTGCCCTCACGATCCTTGCGACTCAAGATTTCCAACATAAAGTGCATCTCGCTCGTACCTCCGTGTCTCGTGTTAGGCGCTGAAGAGCACCCGACCGGTAAAATCCGTGATGTGAATCGACCGAATCTGCCCTGGCCGTTCGACATGGCCACGATGATAGCCTGGACCGTCCTTCACCCATCCCCCACGCTCGCAGACCTCGATGTGCGCCCATCCCCGCAACTGTCCCGCGTGCGGACCGCGGACATACCGCCCCACCTGCTGCTCGATCAACGCCATCGCCTGCTCCGCGGTGAACGGCTGCACGAACCGCGAGGCCACCAGATCGGCCACGCGTGCCGCGCAGGACGCGTCGTGCATCGGGCAGCGGTGGCGCGTGAATTGTGCATACGGCGTGTTCATCGTCCCCTCCGGATCGTGTCGGTTAACTCCTGCAACTTCATGATGCCGCACATGGGCAACACGAACTCCACATAGTCGAGGTATGACTTCCCCGCAATGACGGGATGGGGCCAGGTCCGCAGCGTCTCGCGGTGCGCGTCGATCGCCTGCTGCAACTCCGCCACGACCGCGGCCTTCTCCTCCCGCTGCTGCGCCCGTCGTGCCGCGTTTCTCGCGTCGCGTCTCTCGCGTGCCGCCTTGGATAACTCCGCCTTCACCCGACGACGCAACCCCGCGTCACCCGTCTTCTCCACACAATCCGAGCCCACGACAAACGTCCGGCCATCCGACGACGTGATTTCAAAACAATTCGCAATGCCCGTCCCGCAGTACTGGCACGTGCCCATCGGCTGTCCAGGCGCTCCGACCATGCTCCCGTCCGCCATTGGCAACGGTCCCCGCTTCACCCCGAATCCGGTCACCCGAAACGGAGCCATCCCCAATCCCGCGGTCTGAAACACATGGACTTTTTCCTGTTCCATCGTGCCCTCCTTGTATGAATCTATACAAGCAAGCGACGTGCCAACGGGGTAAAGTGTGTATGTATATGATTTTACAGGGGGCTTTCTGAATCCCCCGCATCACGTGTCTCCAAAAGTCTTCAGATGTGGTTGTTTTTTCAGCACAGTGTGATCTTGATCCCACACCGGCTCAACCAGGCACGAGACACGAGATCCGATGCAAGAGGGATACCAGTCCCAGGAAGAGATACATCCTGGGAAGGTCTGCCCGTGGAGAGGTCACATCCACGAGTACATGGGCGGTGTCTCGTGTTTCGTGTGGCGTATTGCCACAGTGTGTGAAAAAAGTCACCAGGAATGATCTTTCCTGGGATCCACGAGTGTATAAATTCATACAAGGGTACCTCGTAACCCCGCGAAAAAGGCCCCTGTTTCAAGCAATCGAGCTTATTAAATACTTATATATACTAGAAATCACATCCACGAGACCATTAGACCATAAGATAGTATATGATCCTATGGACTCGTGGATGTATGTATGCGTGTTATAGCTCTACAGGTATTTAATAAGCTACGATTTGAACTGAACGGGGTGGGGGTCGATTTTCGGATATTCGTTCTCCTGAATTACGGCTGGAAGATGTTGAAATTGTGTGGAAATTTTCAATTTTCAAAAATTGATTCACCTGTTGGTGAAACACAGAAGTTGTTGATTATGTTGAGTTCTCCCTATTCTCCTCCCGAAATCCTCGGTGAATCAAATTTGATCCACCCTACTTTCGGGTAGGTGAGCCCATCAGACATACCTGTAGAAACCCCCCGTAAAGGCCCCTGGCTTCCAATATGGGAAGACTTTGTAGTCTACCCCTAGTCCGCGGCCTCTTTTGGCCTCGCGTGCCTCATATTCAATTCTAGGCCCCTTCCCGAACCTGTTACCAGGTGGTAGCGGTCGAAACATGCCCTGGCATAGATTGTGCTCTAGCATCGGGCTCTAGCATCGGCCTCTAGCATCGATCGGCCTAGCATCGGCCTCTAGCATCGGC